TCCTTGAAGCCGCCGGCCGTCATGATGCCATCAAAGTCGGCGGTGTCCACTTCCACCAGGCGCGTCCCGCCGCTGCCGACGGGCACCGGGCGGTTCAGCAGCCGGCCGGCCCGGCTCCACCGCTCGGCGTAGTCGTCGCCCAGCGCGGTCGCGGTCAGCCGGTCGAGCGGCGGCCGGACGGTCGCGGTGTCCATCGCGACGCGGTAGATCGGGCATGTAGGCACGCATCCGCTGTCGCAGAGCGTCTCGTCGGTCTCGCTGCCCGGCTTCTTCGGGTGGTCGAGGAAGAAGAACTTGGTGGCCAGCGAACTCTGCTTGCTCATGGTGATGGTGCCCGCACCCTGGATGCCGGCCAGCGCCGCGGAGCGCTTCTGCGCTTCCCGGTTGTCGGGGTTGACGTAGCGGGCTTCGGCTTCGGTGGCGGTGCCGAGCATGATCCTCTGCTTGCAGTTGGCCTTCATGTCGCCCGAGCCGGCCATGGAGTTGGTGCCCCGCTGGGACGCCCACACCGAGGTGCATGCCAGCGCGCGGCCCTTCTGGGTGATGTCCTCGCCCATCCTGATGAACTCGGTGTTGGTGGTGGCGTCGTCGCCAACCTCCTTGCGGGTGCCCCGCATCTGGCCGAACAGGTCGGCCATCTCGTCGGTGATCAGGATGATCTGCGGCATCGAGGCCGACGGGGTGATCTTGGAGCCGTGGGCGGAGTTCATCCGGGCGTCCACTGCCTTGACGAAGCAGTGCATCATCAGGGCGGCCTCGCCCCTGGTGGTCGCGACCCAGTCGATCGCGGGCACGCTGGTCTTACCGTCGGCGAAGGGGCGCAGCCAGGGCCTGGCGACCATGCCGCCCTTCATGTCGATGACCCAGATGACGGTGTCGGTCATGCCGCAGAGCTGCGCCAGGATGACGTTGATCAGGTTGCTCTTCCCGGCGTCGGTCAGGCCGATGATCATTGTGTGCAGGCCCTTGAGGGTGATCATCGCGACCGAGCCGTCCTCCTGGATGCCGATGGCGAACATCTTGTTGATGGTGTGCGCGCGGTGCTCGGGCTGGAACGGGATGGTCTGGCCCAGGAAGTCCTTCTCCCGCAGCCGCATGGTGACTTCGGCCGAGTGAGCGCCCTCGGCGAACTCGATCTTGCCGCCTTTCAGGTGCAGGATGACCTCGATCCGCTTGGCGGCCTGGCTGAGGTCATCGATGGTGACCTTGCCCGAGCGGGGGAGCTGCAACTGAACGATCCGGCCGCCCAGCTCGCGGTCCAGGCCGGTCACCTGGACGCCCTCGAATCCCAGCGCCGTGAACATGTGCTCGAACTTCTCCACCTGCTCGGCCAGCTCGGCGTCGGGGCCCGGCTTGGCCGCTGCGGCCTTCTTCTCCTCTTCCGGCATGTCCCGCGCGTGCGCCGCGGTGAGCGCCATGAGGGGGATGAAGGTGGTCACGCTGGCCATCCAGGCGAGGAGCACCACCGGGTGCCACAGCCGGGCGGCCTGTGCCCACGCGGCCCAGCCGGCCATGGTGGCCCCCATCGCCAGGGCGGAGACGGAGAACCGGGCGCTGCCGGTCAGGCACCAGATGACAAAGGCGGTGATGGCCCCGCCGGCGGCGCAGACCGAGGGGATCACCCAGGCGTGGATGTGGGTGTGGGGCAGCACCGCGACCGCGGCGAGAGCACCGACCTCCAGGAGCAGCACCGTCTCGGTGGCGTGTTCCCAGATCTTGCTGCCCGGCGCGCTCCTCACGGTGTCCTCCTGACTATCGCGGGCCGTCACAGTTGCATGGCACAACACTGAAGTTAGCAGGTTCCTTACCAACGGACGAGGGCCAGGTGTGACGCGGGAACACGAAATGCCGGTTTTGCGCTGTGACCTGTACTGTGACTGTGACGATTCGTTAGCTGGAAAGGCGTCAGGGCTTAGTCACACTGCAATCGGTCACACTTGCGAATAATCGCAGGTCAGCGCGCTGCAGTGTGACCCCGGGCCTGCCGGAGGGGCCAAAATGGGCCATCCTGGAGGTGTGATCGTGGACGATTACAGGGTTTCTTGATAACGTGAGAACCCTGCCGAAGCTCTGCGAACCGCCCCAAAGGAGGCGAAGATGACGGCCACCGATACCGCTGAGAAGCCGTCTGGCTGGGACCGTGCCACTGCCGTGGCCAGCTCTCCCGCCACCCAGCGCGTCACCCGTGCCATCGGCCTCGCTGTGCCAGTCCTGCTGGTCAACACCGTGGCATTCTTTGGCCAGTTCGGGTACCTCAAGGACCACCTGCCGTGGCCCGTGGCCGGCGTGGCCATGGCCGCGGTGGCACTGGAGTCCATCGCTATCTACCTGCAGTGGCACGCTCACCTGGCCCAGATGGCCAACGACAGCGCGCTGCGCCTGCGCCTGGCCAGCTACGCCCTGGCGCTGGTGATCGGCGCGATGAACTACTCCCACTACGCCGGGCCGCACTGGGCGCCGACGGTCCCGGCCGTGATGCTCGGCCTGATGTCGGCGATCTCCCCGTGGCTGTGGGGCATCCACTCCCGGCGCGTCTCCCGTGACGAGCTGATGCGCCGTGGCCTGGTCGAGGAGCACGCGCTCCGGCTCGGTGCCACCCGCTGGATGTGGCACGCGCTGCGCTCGTTCCGGGTGATGCACCGTGCCACCTGGACCGGCGAGACCGACCCGGCACGTGCCATCGAGCCGTTCGCGGGCCAGTACGAGCGGCCCGTGCCACCGCGCCGGAACAACGGCACGCCGGAACAGCCCGAGCTGGCACAGCGTGCCAGCGTGCCAGCGGCCGATCGTGCCATCGCTCCCTGGCACAGCGAGCCGGAACGCATCGCCCTCGGTGTCGCGCCGGCCGCGCCAGCGGTCCACGCGGCCAGAGCCACCCTGACTGCCTCCCCCAGGCTGCCGAAGGGCGTTCCTGAGGAGAGGGTCACCGAGGTCGAATTGAAGCTGGCCGGAATGACGCTGGACCAGCTCCATGGCACGTCAGCCCGGGAAGTTTCCCGGATGCTCGACCCCGATAGGCCGAACAACCAGCGTCGGCTGGGTGCAAACCTTCTCACCGCTGCTATTGGCGCCAAGACCCAGGAGCCGTCCAATCCGCCGTCGTCCGTGAATGGCGTGCAACGTGCAGCGCAAGTTTCATCACTAATCCCGATCCCCGTCGGGCACAAGCCCGGAGGTGTTGCCAGTGGCTGATACCGAAACCGTCGCGGCGCCCGAGAGGTCCCGGGCGTCCAGGCCCCGGCGTGCGGGAATCGGGGTGCTGCTCCTGGTCGTGGCCGGGGCCGCGGTCGCCCAGGTCGCCGGCGCCGGGATCTTCATCGTGATCCTGATCGGGCTGGGGGTGATCGCCGGGCTGTGGGTCCTCTCCCGCGTCCTCCCGGCGCTCGCCTCCATGGCTGGCCACTGGCGGAGCCTCCGGGGCTCACGCAGCCCGCGTTCCTCCAGGCAGGGCCTGAAACGCCCCCCGGGCGGCCCCAGGCGGCGTAAGCCGTTCGGCCGCGGTGGCGGCAGCCCTCTCGGCCGCAAGAGCGGAGGGGGCCGCAAGGGGCTCGGGCTCGGCCGTGGCGGCTCCGGCCGGAAGGGCTCGGGCCTGAGCCGGAAGGGGAAGTCCTCCAGGCCGGCCGGTGGCCAGCGCTCCGGTCTCCTGGGCCGCAAGGGTGGCCCCAAAGGTTCCGCCCGGACTGGTACCGGCAAGAGTTCCCGCCGGCACAAGGGCCCTGGTGCCAAGCCACCGTCGGGCCGCAAGGGAATCCTCGGCCGTGGCCGTGCCGGTGGCACGGGACGCAAGCGTGGCACGGGCGGTGCCGGTGGCACAGGTCGCAGGCGTGGCATTCTGGGCCGGCACCGCAGCGGCCGGGGAGGCCGTGGCACGCCGCATGGGCCGGCACACCGCCGCCGTGGTACTGGCACGGCACGCAGGCGCCGGTTCCTCCGGTTCCGCCGGCACGCCCCTGGCACACCCCCGCGCGGCGGGAACACCCGTGGGCGCCCCCAGGGGCAGCGCCGTGGCCGCCAGCAGCCTCAGGGCCAGCCACAGGCCAGGCGCCGGCGCTTCCGCATCTTCCGCCGCCGTCGCGGGCCACAGCCGCAGGGCCAGCAGCAGCCTCAGGGCCGCCCCCCGCCGCCGAGGAGCCGGGCCCGCCGCTGGCTGCGCCGGAACACCCCCCGGGCCCGTGCCCGGCGCCGTGCCGCCCGCCGGCGTCACCGCCTTGGGCTTCCGCCGAGGGCCCCGCTGCCGCCGCGGTGGCGCCCGAGCCTGCGCCGCACGATGCGCTGGCTCACTCCCCAGGGCCGCAGGGCCCGGAGGGCCAGGAGAGCGGTCCGGCTGCGTGTCCCGCCGAGGGCCCGGCTGGCGGCTTTCTTGCTAACATGGTGGCAGCGCATGCGCCCGGATGGATACAGCGGCGAGGACGCACAGCTCCCGCTTCCCCGCCCCGCCCGGTGGGTGCAGCCCCCGCGCCAGGACCCGCATGACGCGGAGATGCCGTCGGCGTCTCCGGCGCAGCCCGCCAGGACCCTGGTCCCGGCAGGCAACCTCAATGATCCACCCCAAGGAGACAGGATGACTGACGCAGCAACGACCACCCCGATCCAGAGCGCGACCGAGGCCATGCGTGAGGTGCTCGGCGGCTACGACCCCCAGAATCTGATGTCGGCGCTCCAGGTCTTCCCCGACCTGGCCGAGCACTACGACGGGATGGCCGAGAACCTGACCGCCCTGGCGGCCCGGCTCGATGAGAGCCCGGTGCACGAGACTCTTCGGGAAAGCCTCCGCGAGCAGGCGGGGGTCTTCGGTGGCCTGGCCGACCAGGCCCGGGAGGCTCACGCCCAGGCGCAGAGCCTGCACGAGGACGACATCCGGCGCATCAACGAACCGCGTACCGGCGAGAACATGGCGGACTTCGAGGCTCACCAGTAGGTAGCCTCCACCGCAGGAGGGCCTGACCGCGGAAGACCCGGCGCCGGTCAGGCCCTCCTGCTTTTGGCCAAGATCAGGCCGGTGTTCCGGTGGCACGCTGGGCAGACTGTCCGAACCTGGCGTCAGGCTTCCCTCATGAAACCTTGTGTGATTACAGCTTTTCTTGCTAAGATGGTCCCATGACAAGGAGCCGGAACGCAGAAGAGCAGAACCTGATCGACACGCTGGCCGCGGGCGTCGCCCGGCTCGCCAGCACCGACGAGTGGCAGGCCTACCTGGACGTGCAGGCCAAGTTCCCCGCCTACAGCTTCGCGAACACGATGCTGATCTTCCGCCAGGCCCCCTGGGCCACGCGCGTGATGGCCGAGGGCGCAGCGGACGGCAAGAACGGCTGGAAGTCACTCGGCCGCACCCTCAAGCCCGGCGAGAAGCAGAACCCGATCGCGATCTGGGCCCCCTCGTTCCGCACCGTGAAGGCCGAGGACTCCCCCGACGGCGAGGACCACCGCTGGACCAACTTCCGCCCGGTGCCGGTGTACGACGTCAGCCAGACCGAGGGCGCGGACCTGCCCGAGCCGGTCAAGCTGCTCGGCGGCGAGGCCCCCGAGGGCGCGCTGGACCAGGCCGTCGCTTTCATCAGGTCACTGGGCTACACGGTCGGCTTCGTGGACGAGATCCCGGGCGGCGCCAACGGTCACGTCATCTGGGCGGACCGGCTGGTCGAGATCGCCACCTCCGGCCGCTCCACCCGGCAGCAGTTCAAGACCGCGCTGCACGAGGCGGGCCACATCCTGATGGGCCACGAGGAGCTGGAGCGCATGGACCGTGGCCGCAAGGAACTGGAGGCCGAGTCGGTCGCCTACGTTGCCGCCGCGAGCCTCGGCGTCGAGACCGATGACTACAGCTTCGGCTACGTCCTGCACTGGCAGGGCAGCGACCCGGCGAGGGCTGCCAGGGCCCTGAAGTCCAGCGGCAAGCGCATCCAGCAGGCCGCCCAGAAGATCGTGGCCGGCTTCGAGGCCGTCCCCCAGGAGCAGCAGGAGGCAGCGTGAACCTCACGCTGGTGACCGCGCGGGACGAGCCCATCTCGATCCTGCGCGGCCTGGACCCCGCCGATGTCGAGGCTCTCGGCCGCGACGTCGTGTACCTGATCCACCTGGAGATCCCGTTCATCCTCGGCCGGTACGCCTTCCGGCACTACATCGGCACCGCGCACGCGGGCAAGTTCACGAACCGGATGGTCCAGCACCGCACCGGCCAGGGCTCGAAGTTCCTCCGGATGGCCATGCGTGCGCGCATCACCTGGCACATATCCCGGGTGTGGGCCGTTCCCGCGGGCCAGACCCTGAACGGTGAGGAACGCCGGATCAAGAACATGGGCGGGGCCAGCCGGTCGTGCCCGAGCTGCGGCATCGTTCCCCTGGCCGAGCGCCAGAAGTACCGGGGCACTGACGGCCGCTACGTCACGATCCCGAGGAGGACAGCGTGAGCAGTTTGACGGTAAGAGGCCACACCGCCCGGCAGGACGGCCAGACGGTGGCCTTCCTGACCTACAGCGGCCGGGTGGTCACGGTCAAGGCGCCTGGCGGCAAGGTGGCCGGGCGCCTGCTCCGGCAGAACGACACCCAGCCCTACTCCTACGACGCCTGGACGGCGCTGCACGAGGGCGCAATGACCCCCAGCGACCGCCTGCTGGCCGAGGGCCAGCCCATCGAGGCCGCCGTCGAGCGCGTCCTCCAGGAGGTGGCGTGATGACCAGCCGTAAGCCGGTCAGGCCCCTGGAGGACATGCCGGACGGTGAGCGCGAGGAGTGGATCAGGAAGGCGCCGGTCCCCGTCCGGGACTACATCAAGCACCTGGAGGCCGAGCTGGCCGGCCAGGACGAGGAGCTGGCGGACGTCCAGAAAGCCGAGGACTTCGGCCAGGCGATCATCAGCCTGTGGACGGTAACCGCCATGCGCCGTCACAAGGCGGGCGACCAGGCGGGCTCTGACCGGGCTTTCCGGGCCGCGCGGCTTCTCCGGGTTGACTGACTACAGCTTTTCTTGCTAACCTCGTGCCAAGCACGAACCACCCAGCGAAAGGGAGACCAAGAATGACCGCCACCGCCGAGACCACGGGCACGACCGCCAAGCTGGCGCCGGTAGCCCCTGGCATCCTCGCACAGGCCCAGCCCGGCAAGTCCTGGACCGTTGCTTCGCTCGCCGGCCTGCTCGCAGGCCCGGCGCCGGAGCTGCCAGAGACCGCGCCGTTCCCTGAGCCTCCTGCGGCCGTTACCTTCACCCCGGCCCTGCGGAAGTCGCTCAGCGCGCTGCCCAGCATCGTCGGCCAGGTGAACCCCACCGCCCGCCGGCTTCTGACGGCCGGCGAGCTGGCCCAGGTCACTGATGAGCGCAACGCGATCAACGCCGTGGCCGAGCCGCTGGCCAAGCGGGTCAAGGTCATCAGCGAGTACGTCCGGACCCACCAGGACCTCCAGGCCGAGGCGGCCCGGCAGGCCACCCCTACCGCGGTGGTCCGCGGCGGGCGTGTCATCACTCTGGCCACCGAGCGTGTCGCCGACGGCGCCGCGAAGGGCCACTACCTGCTGGCGATGCCCGAGGCTCCGTACGAGACCCCCGTCGAGGGTTACGACGACGCCTGGCAGCAGCGCTACGTCAGCGGCCCGGTGAGCCAGTCCCTGGGCGCGCTCGAAGCGCTCCTGGCCGACGGCGCCATCGACCGCAAGGAGTACCTGGCGATGACCCGGGAGACCCGGGCCCTCGACCAGGGCAAGATCACAGCGTTCATCGCGAAGAACCCGGCCCGCGGGCTGGAGATCCTCGCGGCGATCACCAAGCGCGGCGCCCCCAGCGCTTCCCTGTACGCCCCGAAGAAGAAGTCTGAGGGGTAAGCCAACGATCGCGGCGGGACCCCCGGATGACCCGGGGGTCCCGCCGCACGAACACGAAAGGCAAGGCGGAGGACATGGCACCCCCCAGGCAAGAGGTGGCCTACGTGGTCACGGACGCGATGATTTTGAGCCGCAACTGGAACCGGAAAGCGGCGCCGTTCTACAGCGTGCACCTGGTCGCGCAGGTGTTCTTCGCCATGTCCAGCTCGTGGCTGAGGCTCAAACTGAACTCCGAGCCCGGCCGCCCGAATACCTCGTTTGTCGGCGAGGACGGCAAGCGCATGGAGATCCGCCGGCGCAACCCCAGCAAGTCCGACTCGGCCCGGGTGTTCACGCTGGCCGACGTTGAGAGGATGGCCCGGTCCCTGGCCGGCTTCGGCGACATCTCCCAGGCCCGGCTGGCGCAGATCCTGCGCCTGGTCGAGGCCGAAGCCACCCTGTACGGGCTGTTCGATGAAGCGCCCGAGGAGGCCGCTTCCTGATGACTGCACGCGCGGGTCTCTCCGGCCCTCAGCGGCCCCGGGCGGTGACGGGACAGCCTGACACCGTCCCGCTGCTCCCGGCCGCTACAGGGCCACCAGAGGCACGCGCGGAGCCGATTCTCGCGATAGACGGCACGGGGCTGCTGGTCCGGTGCAGCCGCGCGGCACGGCATGCGGGACTCCACGGTCCTGCCGGTGAGCCCACGGGCGCGCTGATGATGTTCATCAGCTCCCTGTCCAGGAAGATCAGGCTGGTCCAGCCCAGCCACGTCGTGGTCGCCTGGGACGGCCCGGACGCCACGCTCTGGCGCCGCGGGCAGTGGCTGCCCTACAAGGCGGGGACGCCCGACGTCCACCGGCTGGGCGGCGAGCTGGACAACGCCATGGAGTTCTGCGGCGCGGCCGGGATCTACCAGCTCTGCTTCCACGGGTTCGAGGCCGACGACGTCCTGGCCGCGATCAGCCGGGCGGCGATGAACATGCCGGAGCACCCGCTGCTGATCGCCTCCGACGACCAGGACCTCCACCAGCTCGCCGATGAGTATCCCCATCACAGCGTGGTGATCACCGGGCTCACCAAGGACCACCTCATCACCGAAGACGACGTCCGGCAGCAGTGGGGCACGTCCGGTTGGGCTCTTCCCCGGCTCCGTGCGCTCGCGGGAGACGCCAGCGACAACATCCCGGGGCTGCCGGGAGTGGGCCCGGCCAAGGCACTCAAGATGATGACGCGGGCGCACTGGAGCTGGCCGCCGTGCGAAGTGGTCATAAAAGATCCAGAACAGCGCAGATTGGCTGTAATCTGGCGGAACGTCATGGACCTTGTCATTCCTGTCAGGCCCCTGGAGGAGACTACTGGGGCGGAGATGTTCCGGCCGTTCCGGGAGCTGTCCCGATGGGACCCAGATTCCGGGCAGAACGCCCTGGAGCTGCTGGACAGGTACGGAATGACACAGATCGCTCAGCTACTGCGGAAGGGAGGCCTCTGGAAGCCGGCGGAAGGTGCTTGACCGCTGGCATCCCCTGGATTTAGCCTCTGAGTCCCGAGCTGTTCCCCGGGCCATCGGCGCAGCTCAGACCTCAGGTCACGTCACTACGATCCTCAACTCGGAAGGTGGCCACATCGTGGTTTTGTCAACCCTTCTTCCACCCGCCGCACCTGTCACGGATTCCGGCTCCAGCGAGCCCCCTGTCACCCGGGAATCGCTCGGTAACTACGTCCTGGAGTCAATCCGGAAGTGCAACGGGCCTCAGCTCCCGTGCTTTAACGAGCCTCAGATCCTCGACGGATTCTGGATGCGTTTCGGCGAATCCGGAATGGAGATCGCCAGGCAGGCATTCGGGGTGCACCGCGGAATGTGGTGTGGTGCTCCTGTCACTATCCAGCGCTTCCAGGCGCACCACGACGACTTCTTCGCCACCCCGCTGCTGGACGAGGTCAGGGGTGCCCGGGGCAACAGCGAGTAGGGGGGAACATGGCTGAAAATGACGAGTCCCCCTCGCCTGCCGCCGAGAGGGACCCTGACACCGCTAATAGCTCTGGCTCCGAGGTTACCGGGCCGTTCCCGGGGGTGCAAGAACTCCCGAGCCTCCCCGCCAACCTGCTCAACTCCGAGGAGGACGCCCGGCGCTCGGAGCTGTGCGCGGCGGCCGTCGGCTACGCCGCGCACGGCTGGCACGTGGTCCCGGTCCGCTGGATCGACCAGGACGGCCACTGCTCGTGCGAGAACGGAGCGGAATGCGCGTCGCCGGGTAAGCACCCGGTTTACAAGGACTGGCCGCATGTCGCTTCCTGCGACCGTGAAGAGGTTGCTTCGTGGTGGCGCCCGGAACCCGAGGGCCTTGCCACCAACTGGTTCCCGTTCGCCAACATCGGCATTGTCACCGGCCGCAGCTCGGGGATCTTCGTCGTAGACGTGGACACCTACAACGGCGGCGACCAGACCATGGGTGGCTACGAGCGCCGCCACTCGGCGATCCCCGAGACCCGGGTGCATTACACCTCGCGCGGAGGGAAGCACTTCTTCTTCAAGCACCCGGGGTTCGACATCCGCAACTCGGCGGCGAAAGTCCTCGGCACGGGCCTGGATATCCGGGGCGAGAACGGCTTCGTGGTCGCGCCGCCGTCGATCGGCACGGGCGGCCCGTACACGCTGAACCCGGCCCACGACATCGCGCCGGCCGACGCGCCCGCGTGGCTGATCGACCTGCTCCGCTCCTACGACAGGGACCAGGCCGGGGCTACGACCGCCGCCACCGAGCCCACCAAGGTGACCGGCGCCGCGCGCAAGTACGCCGAGGCGGCCCTGGCGTCCGAGGCCCAGGCGATGCGCGACGCTGAACCGGGCACCCGCAACGACACGCTGAACCGGTGCGCCTACACCCTGGGCACCCTCGCCGGCGCCGGGCTGCTGACCGAGGACGCCGCCTGGGAGGCGCTGCATGCTGCCGCCCTGGCGGCCGGGCTGTCTGAGATCGAGATCCGCGGCACGTTCCTGTCCGGCTGGCGCTCAGGCCTGCAGAACCCCCGGTCCGTTCAGTGGCAGGTGATGGCCACCGACTGGCCTATCCGGCCGCGGACCGAGTTCGGCCTGGCGGACCGCCTCGCCGACCACTTTTCCGACCAGGTCCGGTACTGCCCGGAGCGGGACACCTGGCTGGTCTACCGCAACGGCGTCTGGATCGAGGGCAGCAAGAGAGCCGGGCAGTGGTTCGCGCAGGCGATGATCCGCAGCCTGGAGTTCACCGAGGCCGAGGCCTACGACGATGATCAGATCGTCCTGCCCAGCGGCGACGTCACCGACAGCTCGCCGCGGAAGGAGTTCATCGAGTGGGCCGCCAAGCAGCAGACCTCGAAAGCGGTCAACGCTGCCGCGAACCTGGCGATGGGCCTGCAGATCATGCAGATGCCCCTGCAAAGCTTCGACGCCGACCCGCTGATGCTCAACTGCCGCAACGGCGTGGTGAATCTGTCCACCGGGGAGCTGATGCCCCACGACCCCGAGCAGAGGATGACACTGCAGTGCGCGGCGAGCTACTACCCCGGCGAGCCGGCGCCGAAGTTCCAGGAGTTCCTGCACCGGGTCCAGCCGGACCCGGAGATGCGGGCGTACCTGCAGCGGATGTCGGGCTACGACCTCACCGGCCTGACCGGCGAGCAGGTGTTCTTCCTGCACCAGGGCAAGGGCGCCAACGGCAAGAGCGTCTTCGAGGGGGTGCTCGGGCACGTGCTCGGGACCTACGCCCAGACGATGCCGGTGGAGACTCTGACCGCTTCCTCGGTGGATGGCCGCATCCCCAACGACGTGGCCAGGATGGCGGGCAAGCGGTACCTGTCGGCCAGCGAGACCAAGGCCGGCAAGGCGCTGGACGAGCAGAAGCTGAAGCAGCTCACCGGGGGCGACAGCGTCACTGCCCGGTACATGCGCGGTGAGTGGTTCGAGTTCCGCCCGGTCGGCAAGCTGCACCTGACGACCAACCACCTGCCCCGGATGAGTGACGACGCCGCCACCTGGCGCCGCATCCACCTGGTGCCCTGGAGCGTGGTCATTCCCGAGGAGGAGCGGGACGGGTACCTGCAAGACACCCTGATCCGCGACGAGTCCGACGGCATCCTGGCCTGGATGATCGAGGGCGCCATCGCCTGGCGTGCCGAGGGCCTCAGCCCGCCCCAGGCGGTCAAGGCCGCGCTCGCGCAGTACCGCGAGGAGGAGGACGTCGTCGCCCAGTTCGTCAGCGACTGCCTGCAAGAGGTGCCCCCGGAGAACAAGGCGATCGGCCGCGAGACGGTGGCGATCTACCACGCCTACCGCGCCTGGGCCGCGCAGGAGGGCCACCCGGTGAACACCCAGAAGTGGCTGACCACCAGGCTCAAGAAAACCTACGAGTACGCCAACGTCGGCGGCTGGCGTGGTTTCCCGGGGCTCCAGACGAACATGCCGGGCACAGGAGGCTCCTGAACAGCCGTTCAGTGCGCATCTTGAGGGCCAGTGCGCATCGAGTGCGGATTAAAGTGCGGAAGATATTTTCGGTTTTCACCGGATGAGCAGCCGATAGTGCGCAAGTGCGCATCGAGCTGCTCTCCGGGCTGTTCTGGATTTTTGGAGGCAGGATGACCGCCGCGGAGCCCCAGCCGTTCGATCCGGAGCACCTATGCCCGAAATGCGGTGCGGAAGGCGGTCACCCGGTCCATCATGAACGGCCTGTCCTGCTGGTGTTCGGCGGCGATCAGTGGCCGTGTTCCTTCCGGGATGACGCGCTAGGTGAGCATTTGTGCGTCATGTGCGGAGGGTGCGGCTTCCGGTGGATTGAGACCGTTTCGCCGGGAATAGGCGGCCTTCTGGGAACCTGACCGCCCAGAATGTACGATTAGCAAGAAACCCGACTCTAGGAGGACGGCGTGGGCATCCGCAAATACGGCACCGCCGACGGCGACGTGACCGGCGTCGAGCAGGACGGCATCACCCGGGAGGCGGCCAAGCCCGCCTGGGGCGAGGATGACGACCTTGAGCTGGCCGCCGAGAACGAGGCTGACAGGCTCCGGGGCGATGCCTGAAGAGCCGTTCAAGTACCGCAACCCCGACGGGTCGCTGGACCTGGACGCCGCGCTCGGCGAGGATCACGTCAAGCACTACACGACGATGCTGGAGGCCTCCCCGCGCGAGTTCACGGCCATGCAGCTCGCCGCGGGCGTGGTCCCGGACGGCGATACCGCGTACTCCTGGCGGGAGCCAGCCACCACGGTGTTCCCGCCGTCGTGGGCTCTGGTGGACGGCTACGAGCTGGACACCCTCGGCTCCGGCCCGGAGTCCTGCTCCTCGTCGGTGTTCCTGGTGCTGCTGCCCGAGATCATCTGGGACGTCTGCGGCTACTACCGCACGCTGGGCTTCCACTGGACCGAGTTCCGGCAGGCCACGGCCCGCGACATCCGGCTGCACTACCTGACGGTGGACCCCCGCCAGGAGGACACCGAGGCGTTCTACGCCTGCCAGCAGCTCCTCGACCCGGACATCCGCTACACCTACGACCGGCAGCCCCTGGGCGGCCTGTTCTTCGGCGACCGCAACGTCCGGCTGATGCTGGAGCGCATGGCGGCCCGGGAGGCGTCCCGGATCAACGCCGAGGCCCACGCCGAAGGCTGCTACGAGGACGAGCCGGTCACCCAGCAGGACGTCCTGGACAAGTGGGGGCTTGACAAGTCGGGAGTGGGCGCGGCCGAGGCCAAGGAGCGGCTGCGCCGGCAGCGCTCGGCGCCTGAGCCTGGCGACGGCCCCAGCTCGGTCCTGGGAGCCTCCCTGAGCCGCTGGGACCGGCGCTGGATTCACTACCGCCTGACGGCCCCCGGCAGCTCCTACTGGGCCAGGGAGACGCCGTCAGCGGCTGTCCTGGAGACCTGGCAGGCGCTGCTCTGCGCCGTTTTGTCAGACCGTGGCGTTACCGTTCAGTTCGCGGTCGGGATCTGGCCCGGCCCGGGACCCAAGGTGTGGCGCGATAGCAATAATTCCTGTATCTTCTTCGTAGTCAACAGTGGGCAACCTACCCGACAGATGGCATATGAGGCCGTAGAGGGGTTCCTGGCCCAGAAGCGACAACCGGAAGGAAACATCGTTCATGCCAAACTGGAGTGAAGGCGACGAGGCAGCAGAAGTCCTAGCGGAGGAGGCCGCCAAGCGGCGGGGCTCGGGCCGGTTCAGGGTCCAGACGCTCTCGATCGCGAAGGGTGCCGACTTCGTCTTCCGCCCCTACACCGACCGGAAGGGCCGCATCGTGGTCCCCGCCGGCGACGGGGCCCCCGCAGTCACCCACCCCGGCTGGATCTCGGTGGATGCCCATCAGTTCATCCCGACCAAGGACCAGCCGGCGGAGTACACCGGGGACAAGTGGCCGCAGAAGATGTGGGCCATCTGCCCCAACGACCGGATGTTCCGGGTGCGCGAGGGCGATGAGCTGACCGACAGCTACGAGCCCGGCTACGGCAACTGCTACCTCCACACCGCACTAGCGGGCCAGAAGGACGCCCGCTACGGCTATGACCTCAGCATCCCCAGCGCGCAGGTGATCGGCCTGGCGGTGCTGCGGGAGGCAGTACACGGGGACTCCGCCAACCCGAAGAAGGTCACTGCGTTCACGGACAAGACCGTCGAGTGGTACGACAGCGAAGGCAACATGACTAAGATCCCGCACTTCGTGATCTTCAGTCAGCGGTACGACAAGTTCTGGGCCGCAATCGCTGCTGCCGGGTACATGGACCAGACGGCCTGCAACAAGGACTTCTGGGTCCGGCGCGGTCCCGACGACAAGTCGAAGATCGAAGTCAGCTCGATCAACATGGACCCGTCGTTCGTGCCCGGGACCGACCGGTGGAAGGCCATGTACGACGAGACCCTGAAGCTGATCGGTTTCGACCTCCGGGAGTGGGTGCTGGATCACGCCAGGCTGGACCACTACAAGCGGTGGTTCATCCCCGGGGCGGTTCCCGAGGGCGGCTACGACCGGCGCGACAAGGACGGTACCGCCGCCACCGAGGGCAGCGATTCGGGCGGTGTCCCCGCCAACGGGACCCCGGTCGCTTCCGGCATCGACCAGGACAAGATGAACGAGTTCGCCGCTTCCCTGGCAACCCGCGGCAGCTAAGCCCCGCCCGCCGCTCTGAGACCGTCGGGCCGCGCCCCGGGTGAGAACCCCGGGGCCGGCCCGGCTCCCAAAACCACCTCGTGATCCTCAAGGGGCTTACCCACCGTGGGCGGATTCGTACACCTGCACAACCACACCGAGTACTCAGCGCTGGACGGCCTGTCCACGTGCGCCGAGGCGGTGGAGCAGGCTGCCGCGGACGGGCACCCGGCGCTGGCGATCACCGACCACGGGGTGTGCTCAGGCCACCCGGAACACCAGCGCGCCTGCCTGGCCGCTGGCCTCAATCCCATCTTCGGCATCGAGGCTTACTGGCGGCCCAACCGGCTGATCCGGCCCGGGGACCCCGGCGTCACCGCAACCCGGGCCGACCTGGAGCGTGGCAAGCACCTGATCCTGCTGGCCAAGAACGACAAGGGCCTGCACGACCTGTGGGCAGCCTCCACCGAAGCGAACGCTACCGGCTTCTACGGCAGGCCCCGGTTCGACTGGGAGCTGCTCGAACGCTACGGAAGCGACCTGATCGCCACCTCCTCCTGCCTCGGCGGGGTCATCTCCGGCCGGCTGCGCGAGGGGTTCCGGTCCCGGCAGCTTGACGGTGTCCTCGCTGACATCGACCGGTTCAAGGCGACCTTCCCGGGACGGTTCTACCTGGAGATCCAGGCCAACGACCTCCCCGACCAGATCCAGCTCAACCTGCTGCTGGAGCAGGTCTCCAAGGCGCTCAAGATCCCGCTGGTGGCAGCCGCCGACGCGCATTACCCCAGCGAGGACCAGGAGGCGCTGCACAAGATCTGGATGCGCTGCCAGTCCGGCAAGGGCAAGGACGACTACTGGCACTTCTCGGCGATGCTCACCGGGGCCCGGGTGCGGGAGATCCTGCTCGGCCACGGCCTGGAGCCGGCCAGCGTCGATGCCGCGATCCGGAACACGAGCCTGATCGCTGAGCAGTGCACCGCCCGGATCAGCGGCTACGCCGCGCCGCCCGTGTTCACCCCGGGAGGCCGGGCTTCCGACGACGCCCGCCATCTCATGGACCTGTGCAGGCAGAACTGGCACAAGGTGCCCGACACCCAGGTCTACCGCGACCGGCTGGAGCGTGAGTTCGGGCTGGTGTCCGACAAGCGCCTGGCCGGCTGCTACCTGATCGTCGCCGACATCGTGAACTGGGTCCTCGCGCAGAACATCCTGGTCGGCCCGGGGCGGGGTTCCGCTGCCGGGTCGCTGATGAGCTACCTCACCGGCATCACCTCAATCGACCCGATCCCGGCCGGGCTGCTGTTCGAGCGGTTCCTGACCCCCGGCCGCGAAGCGCTCCCGGACTTCGACCTGGACTTCCCCAGCTCGAAGCGGGAGATGATCCAGGGTCGCGTGATCGGCAAGTACGGCGCCGACAGCGTGGTCCGGGTTGGCACCCACATGCGTTACGGCGCCCGGGGCATCCTCAACAAGCTGTTCTCCGTCCTCGAAGACGCGCTGCCCGCTGAGGCGCAGGGCGACGCCGTCCAGATCTCCCACCTGATCGAGGAGGCCGAGGCGGGCACGGCCGGCCTGGGCCTGCCCTGGGATGAGATCGTCGCCGACCAGGCCATCACCGAGTACGTGGAGAGGTACGGCTCAATCTTCCGGCTGGCCGCGAAGCTGCAGGGCCGCCTGTATAGCTACGGGAAGCACCCGGCCGGCCTGATCATCTCCCCCGGCCAGTCACTGCGGGGCACGATGCCGATGAAGGTGTCGGACACCAGCAACAAGGACCTGCTGGTCAGCGAGTTCGACTACCGCGCGGCTGAGGAGCGCGGCCTGCTGAAACTGGACCTGCTGACGGTGCGCACCCTGGACACCGCGCAGTTGGCCTGCGAGCTGATCGCGAAGCGGACCGGGACGATGCCCGACCCGCGCTCCTGGAACGTCGAGCACGGCGACCCGCAGGTGTACGAGGCGATCGGCAAGGGCGCCACGCTCGGCATGTTCCAGTTCGAGACGAGCCTGTGCACGAGCTACGCGCGGCAGATCAGCCCCCGCACCCTCAGCGAACTCTCTGACCTGACCACGATCATCCGGCCGGGCCCGAGCAACTCCGGCGCGGCCGACGCTTACGTGCGCCGGGGCCAAGGGACCGAGGACCCGGAACCACCGCACCCGGCCCTGGCTGAGCACCTGAAGCGCTCCCGCGGGCTGCTGCTCTACCAGGAGGACATCCTGATGGCCTGCCGGGTCCTGGCTGGCTACAACGACCTGGAGGCTGACGGCGTCCGGAAGATCCTCGGCAAGAAACTGCTCGACAAGATCGCGGCGGCCGGTGAGGAGTTCACCCGGCGCTGCGTCGAGCGCGGCCACGACCGGGAGCAGATCGAGGCCCTGTGGGACAAGATGGCCGAGTTCGGCAAGTACGCCTTCAACCGGGCCCACGGCTACTCGTACGGGACCCTGTCGTACTGGACCGCCTGGCTGAAGGTGCACTACCCGGTGGAGTTCCTCACCGCGGTACTGAGCACGCTGACCGACAAGGACCGGATGGCGGACTTCGCGATGGAGGCGCGGCGGCTGGGCATCCAGGTGCTCCCTCCCGACGTCCGGACGGCGGGCGGCGAGTTCACCTACGAGGGCCTGACGATCCGGTACGGGCTCAAGTCGGTCAAGCACGTCGGCGTGGCGGCCATCTTCAAGATCGTCGCCAGCCAGCCCTACACGACCCTGGACGACTTCCGGGCGCGGTCGGGGGTGGACATCGGGATTCTGAATCACCTGGCGCGAGCGGGCGCCCTGGACGGTCTGGTGGTGTCCCGGAGGGGGCTGCTCCAGGTGGTTGGCGCCCAGCGCGACGGCTCGGCGGTCCGGTGCATCCACAAGGCCGAGCCGGGCACCGGGCCGGGCGGCCTGCCGTGCTCGTTCGCCTGGTCCGCCGAGCCGCTGCCGCCGCCGCGATTCCACAAGACCACCCGCCGGCCACTCAAGGTCATCCCGCTGGCGGTTCCGGCGCGGTGCACGGTCTCCTGCCGGCACTACACCCCACCCGAGATGGTGGACATGGACCAGGTGCCCGAGTACACCCCCGCCGAGCTGTTCAGGATGGACGACGACACCTACGGCTGCTGGATGGCTCAGGCGCCGTTCGAGCAGCTCAACAAGCTCGGCCCGGGGATGCGCGGGCAGGCCCGGGAAATGGCGCTGATGGTGCTCGGCGCCCCGGCCGGCACCTACCCGATGGCGGCCGTCTACGGCGGCTACCGCAAGGCCTACACCAGGACTGGCAACGCGATGTGGCGGGTCCGGCTGGTCACCGAGGTGTCGTCGCTGAGCATGGCGTGCTTCACCCCACGGCGTGACGACGAGCCCGACGTGCCGCTGATCCTGCCCACGCTGCGGATCGGCACCCTGGTCTCAGCTCAGGTGATCAAGCGGTCCTACACGGTCCCCGGCCGTGGCCCCCGGATGGGCTGGAACATTCACGACCTCTGGGCGGTGCGATGACTCAGTACTGCGACTTTTCCGACCTGCCGGTGGCGTCATGCGCCCACTGCAAGGCAGGCGGCAGGGTCCTTCCCGCGGAAATCGAGATGACCGAGGCCGGCCCCGCCAGGGGGCCGTGGATCACCGCCCAGTACTCCGGCCGGTGCGTGCTCAACCGGGGCCATCAGATCAAGCCCGGCGACCAGATCCGCTCCGACGGCGAGGGGGCGTGGCTGTGCGCTTCGTGTGGATGAACCTCAAAGGACGGTGGTAGCAGTGGCAAACCCCAAGCTGGCCGCGTTCGCGGCCAAGATGGTGACTGATTACGGCGCGGCGAAGGTCTCGAACGAGCCTCCCCCGGTGATCGTGCCGACAGGCATCACAAGCATGGACTGGGCGCTGGCGATCGGCGGCTGGCAGCTCGGCCGGATCTACGAGATCGTCGGGCCGAAAGACGCCGGGAAGACCCTGGTAGTCATCTACGCGCTGCGCGAGCACCGGAAGAAGTTCCCCGACCGGGGCGTGGTCTACGTCAACATCGAGAAGACCTTCTCGGGCAAGTGGGCACGGCTCCACGGACTTGACTGTTCCGACGACGCCCGCAGTGCCGGGACGTGGCTGCCGCTGCAGGCCAGCACCAGCGAGGAAGCCAGCAACATGGCCCGTGATGCCATCGGCAGCGGCCTGTACTCCTGCCTTGCGATCGACTCCGTCGGCGCTATGGAGAGCGCCAAGGTCCTGGACCTGGAAGCCGGCAAGGACACGATGGGCAAGAACGCCCAGGTGATCACCAAGCTGGTCAAGGCCCTGGCCGGCCTCGGCGCTGAGCACCAGTGCACGGTCCTGCTGGTCAACCAGCCGCGCGCCAACTTCTCGATGTTCGGCGGCGACATCTCGGCCGGCCCGAAGGCGCTGACACACTCGACCACGGCCCAGATCAAGATGAGCAGCCTGAGCGGCGTGAAAGACGTCAGGAAGCTGCGGCTGCTCGGCGACGACGCGGCAGAACTCACGACCATCGGCGCCCGGTCGGTCGCGCGGGTGCCGAGGATGAAGAACGGCACCCCCGGCCGTAAGGCCGACTGGTTCATCATGAAGCAGGCTTCGGCTGAGTTCGGGCCGGCGGGGGTGGACCTCGCCGACGACGCCCTGTCTCTCGGCATCAGGCTCCAGGTGATCGAGCGGTCCGGCAACAGCCACTACATCCTGCCTGGCGGCAAGAAGTTCAACGGCCGCGATGCCGTCGGCGCCTACCTCCGTAAGAACCCTGAGGCCATGGCGGAGATCCGCGCCGCGATCCCCTTCGAAGACCCGATCCTCGATCCGACGGAAGAGGCGACTGCCTGATGCCACCCACTCCGACCACCGCCGAGATGGGCGAGCGCCACGTGCGCCACGTCGCTGAGGTCCTGGGCGCTCACACGACCAAGGCCAGCGGCGCCACGGCCACCGACAAGGCTGACGGAGCCCACCACCACGACCTGCCATTCGCCTTCCGGTTCGACGGCAAGTCCACCAAGGGCCAGCAGATCGCCGTCACCCTGGCCATGGTCGAAAAGATCTGCGAGCAGGCTGGCGGCGAGCGCCCGGCCCTGCCGCTGCGCTGGTACGGCAACGGGATGCTGACCCAGGTCCTGGCCGACTGGATCGCGGTGCAGCTCGTGGACTTCGCCGAGGTTTTGGCTTCGGCCCGCGCCTGGGCGGAGGTAGTACGCCGGCTGAACGATCCCCTCGCCGACCCGGGTGACGTTGCCGAGCGGGCCATGTCCGTACGGGACAAAGATGCTGCCCTGCAGCGCATAGCGGAATCTAACGAGAGCCAGGGCGACATCATCGGGGCGCTGGCGGAGGAGAATGATCAGCTCCGGGAGCGCCTGGAGGCAGCGAACGCCTGGAAGGTGACCCAGGCGCAGATCCAGCCTGACCCCCGCGTCCTGGGCGGGCCCGCCATCCCCGGCTATATCCCGGTACTGCCCTGGACCGTTATCCACCAGGTTCATACCGCTGGCACCGTCAAGAACGGCGGGGTTCATTACGACGAGCGCGGCTACCAGAGCACGTTCAGTGCCGGCGAGGTCCGGGTGGAGCGGTCACCGGGCAGCACGAACCGGCCGAGGCTGATGGTCAACAACGTCAGGGTGCCCAAGGGGGCCATGTACGTGGACGGGGTGCTGCGCGTCCTGGTCTGCGACAGCAACCGGGAGATCGAGGTCGGCTGACCATGCCCACGTTCTCCGACACCAGCCACTGGGCGGCCGACGGCTGCCTGATCAAGCCCCTGTTCTTCCGGTTCTTCAACGACCCCGACGTGCCGTTCGAGTTCAACTTGCGGGTGTCGCGGCCGGTGCGGCGCAAGCCCGACGGGTGGTTCCACGCCAGCACCCACCCGCTGGCCGACGAGCAGCAGCTCTGCCTCTACATGTCCGACCCGGAGAAGTACGCCCGCGAGCCCCTGGACTACATCGGGGCGATGTCGGTGATGTTCGGGTCCCTCGGGCATGCGGTGATCGAGGCGTTCCTGGACAAGATCGGCGTGGCTGTGCCGCTGCCCGAGGGCCCGTGCCCGGCCTGTGGCCGCCCCCGGAGGCCGCTGCGGGCCCATCCGGACCCGGGCAAGTACTGCACCGAGCACGGCGCGGCCGACCTGGCGACGCGCTCCCGCTGCCACCTGGACTCGATCGTTGACTTCAGGCAGGCCGGGGTGTTCGGCTTCGATTTCAAGTCGATCAACCAGTTCGGGCTGAGCAAGGTCCCCGACATGGACGAGCTGGCGTTCCGGGCGAAGTGGCCCGGCTACTGGGCGCAGATGCAGGAGTGCATGCGGCTGACCGGGCTGCGCCGCTACATCGTCTTCTTCCTGACCATGGGCCTGCCGTGGGAGACCAGGGAGTTTCACTTCGACTACGACCCGGCGTTCGCCGCGCAGACCGAGGCCAAGTACAGGCGGGTCATCCAGCGGGCCGGCCTGGAGGTGCCGGCATGACCATCGCCCCCGGGGAGCTGCGCGGCCGTCTCCGCGAGCGCAGGAAGCCTGCCCCGCCGCCGTGGAAGCCGCCGCCGCTGCTGGCGTTCCGCGGCTTCCTGCGGCTCCTGGCGTGGGATGCCACCTTGTCCCATTGCGGGTACGTGCTGCTGGAGCGCACCCACCACCTGGTGGTGATCCACGACCGTGGCACCATCCACCCGAAAACTGACCTGACCGGCTACCTGTCCACGTGGGAGAAGGGCCGGCTGCTGCAGGCCGAGATCCGCGGCGTCCAGGCTGACCACAAGGGCGTGACCCAGGTGGTCGAGAGCCCGTCCGTGGCTGGCAGCCGCCTGGAGTCGTCACTGGTCGCCGGGCTGCTGGTCTGGCTGGAAACCGTGGGCCCTGCCGGGACGGGCTGCGCCCAGGTCTCCGCCACCCACGTTTCGTCGGTGCTGCTCGGCAACCCCCGGATCAAGAGCGCCGAGCGGAAGAAGATGATCAAAGAGGCCGTGGCCCGGTACGTCCCCGGGAGCGAGGCCAGGCCCTGGAACGAGCACGAGCGTGACGCGCTCGCTGTCGGCCTCACCCATCTGTACGACCTGAACCAGCGGCTGGGCACCTTCACGATGCCCAGCTTCACCTGAGGAGATCCCCATGAGCGACGCAAGAGATCAGGCGGACCGGGTACTGGCGGCGATCGACCGGCCGGAAGACCCGGCCGGCGAGAGCCCGATGGACCCGGCGATCCCCCCGGACCGCACCCGGCAGTTCAACGGCACCCAGCTATCCCGGATGAAGCGGAGCTGGGCCGGCGACGAGGCCATCGCGATGGGCGACATCAACTACGCCGCGGAGCAGGCCATCGAGGGCCTGTTCGGCCGCGCGATCCGGCTGATCGACCGGCTCCGGTCCATCGCCCAGACCCCCATCGAGATCAACGGCGAGATCCAGTACCACCTGAACGGGAAGCCGAAGGTCCGGGTGGACGAGTACGGCGACCCGATCGAGGACTGGTCCCGGCTGGGTCCCGAGCAGGCGAAGAACTTCCTCTTCGTCATCAACACCAGCCTGTTCGAGTGGGAAGCCGTCAAGGTGCGGCTGTGGGGCGAGGCGATGTTCGCCAAGGGCCTGTGGGAGCAGGCATTCTCGTACGGTTTCCGCGTAAGGGGCGGAGAAGCCATTTCAGGCAAGCCCACCATTGATGACAAGACCCAGATGGGTCATCTCAATTCCGCCCAAGACCGGTTCTTCGGTATCTTCTGCGCAGTCCTCAGCCGGAGGGCAGACGTCCTGGTCATGCGCCTGGACCGCATCCAGTGGATGCTGGAGAAGACCCTGGATAGCTGAAACAGCTTTCCTTGACACGCCCGGGGAAGTGATTCCGCGGGCGTGTCAGGCATTCCCTCCCTTCCATGCTTTACAATCCCGCCAGGACACTGGATGCCCTGGAGTTTTTTGGGGTGGAGCTGGGAGGTGCGCAGTAGACCACCGCGTGCTGAGAGAACTATTCCGGCATCTCCAGGCATTTGAGGCCCTATTCGAAACTGAGGGCAAAGATGCCATAACTGGACCGGACGGGACGACCTACTCACTCCACGATCTGCGCCGCCTCTACGACATGAGGCACCGGGTGCTCCCCCCGCAGCGGGCCAGGGCCATCGAGTTCTTCCTCTACCGCGACATGCGTGAGCAGGACGCGGCGGTCGCGATGGGCCTGTCCGTGGCAACCCCGGTTGCCATCTACGCCACCCAGGGGCTCAGGCAGCTAGCGGACGAGTGGAACGCGACGTGCCAGGACGAGGAGGGCCGCGGGGATGACAGCCAGCACGATGAGGCTGCGGCACGGCGTCTGCCGGGAGCTGGAGTCGCAGGCAGACGAGCTGATACGGCAGTCGCTTAAAGGGGTCACCAGCCGCGAGGCGAAGTCGGACATCCTCACCGAGTGGAAGCAGCAGGACCGGCTCGACCACGAGGTCTACACGGCCGCGGGCGTCGCCGACCCGGCTGTCCGCCAGGGCATGTTCACCAGGGCGTGGAACTCGAAGTACCCGCACCTGAACAGCCGCGACGGCCACTACCCGGTGCGGCGGGCGCAGGACGGCCTGGACACCCATACCGGCGACGAGATCCACGACCTTGGCGAGTAAACAGCTCACCCGCCGCGTCGTCATCGGCGGCCAGAGCTACGACAAGCCCTGGGACCCTTCCTGCGGCGCCTGCCGGTCGCCGTGGCTGCAGCAGATCGACGTGATGCTGGCCGAGGGCTACGCGCTGCTGCAGATCCGCAAGCACCTGTCCGGGCTCAAGCCGGCCTGCCCGAACGCCGAGATCCTCCGCGCCCACATCCCGCACCTGGCCGGCCCGCACCGCAAGGCCCGGATGGCGTTCGAGGCCGAGGCAGAGGCCCGGGGCGACAACACCGACTCGGCGGGGGCGCAACTGACCGATGCGCTCCAGGCGATAGTCCGGGCGGGCAGCGAGCGGCTGGCGCTCGGCGACCTGGACATCCAGGCGAAGGACTCCCTCAAGGCCATCCAGCTTCTGCTGCAGCTACAGCGCTCCCAGGCTGCGGAAGGGGTGGAGGCGTCTGCGTGGCAGGCGGCCTTCATGGAGTTCTTCGAGATCGTCCGCAAGCACCTGACCCCGTCCCAGTGGAGGGCGTTCGTGACTGACGTCTATGACTCCCCGGCGATCCGGGCGGTGCTCACCGGGCAGTCCCCAGCGATCCCCGGAGGGGCACCGTGACCACTGACATCCTGAACGTCCTCGACAGCGAGGTCCTGGCGATCGAGCGTGTGCACCTGGCGCTGCAGGACCGCGCCCGGGGCCGGAAGCTGAACTACGGCAACTTCGAGCGCGAGGCCACGGAGCGGTTCGCGGAGATCGGGTTCACGATCGCGGTCAACTGGTACCGGTTCTCGGTGGACGGCGCCGAGCAGAAGGACGCCGCGATGCCGGAGATCACGATCAACGGCCGCACCGAGGCGAAAGCCTGGGACCCCGACCGGCAGGTCCACGAGGCCGTCCACAACATCCTGGAGCTGCCCGGCCAGGAGGGCTGGATCAAGACCGACCCGGATACCCTCAAGCGGTTCCTCGGCGACCAGGGAGGGCATGGACATGGCCACAAGCACCAGCACTGACCGGGGTGTCCCTGAGCCGCCCCGGCTGGCGGCGGCGGCTCATGCGATCCATGCGATCTGGCAGCCACCAGCGGGCGACGGTGACGCCGTGGACGCTTACACGCTTGCGCGGGCCGCTCTTTCAGCTCAGCCCGACGGCCCCCTCGTCCAGGTCCTCGCTGAGGTCCGCGACGAGCTGCGCGCCCTGCGCGAGCTGATCCACGACGCCGTGGTGGGCGAGCTGGTGGACACTTCAGGCCCAGAAGGTATGTGACCACCTGGCCAGCTCGCCGCGTAGCGGACATGGACGCACTGGAGCGGCCCGGGGATTACTGCGGCCCGTTCCCCATCATCTACGGCCCGGGTGACGAGCGAAAGGTCGTGTGGTTCCTGCTGCCCCTGCACGAAGGTGCCGGCAGGTTCGACCGGCCCACCCCGGGAAGCGGACTGCACGGCGTCTACGAGCCGCCGTGGACGTTCCGGGAGTGTGGGGGCGGCTCCCTGGAGATCCGGGCGTCGATCGCCTGCGGGCGCGGCTCCCCGGACGGCGAGTACTTCCATGGCTACCTCGATGAGGGCAACATCTGGCGGTCGGCCTGATGGCGATCAGCCGCTGGCAGGCGCCGGATACCCAGGCGGCCGGGCCGCTGGACGTCCTGTCGTGGTTCGATGGGCCCCCGGTGCCGGACCCGGTCACTTTCGTCATCGGTGAGGAGTGGCTGGGGAAGCCGAACCTGTATCCCCGCCAGGTGACGCTGCTGAAGCTCATCTTCCTGCGCGACGACCTGTTCACCGACTACGACCGGGCGGTCATTGACGAGTGGTGCCAGCGGTTCGCCGACACCAACCCTGACGCCGAGGACAACAAGTTCTCCGCCCGGACCAAGGGCCTCCAGCCGGACATCTACGAGCGGATCGCCTACCTGAAGCGGCGCGGCTACAAGTGGTTCCCCGAGGTGATCCTTGCGATCGGCCGGCGCGGCTCGAAGGGGTACCTGTCGGCGCTGTGCATGGCGTACGTGCTGTGGAACTACATCGCCAAGGGCAACCCGCAGGAGTTCTACGGCATCGACCAGGAGAAGCCGCTGGCGGTCGCGATCTTCGCCGGCAAGAAGGAGCAGGCGAAGGAGAACCTGTGGGGTGACCTGTACTCGGTGCTGACCACCGCGCCGTGCTACACGTCCTACATCTCCGAGCCGCAGGCCGAGAGCCTGACGATCTACGCGCCGTACGACTTCGTCCGGATGCACAAGATGGCCCAGCGGGGCATCTCCACGACCAAGGACGCGGCCAGCTTCCGGGTGGTTCCCCGGGAGTCCACGCCGCTGGCCCCCCGTGGCCCGGCCGGGTGCATCCTCGGCTTTGACGAGGCCGCGCACGTGAAAAACGCCGGCGTCACCCGGGAGTTCGGCATCGTCTACGGCGCGGCTAAGCCGTCCCTCGACCAGTTCGGCACCGACGGCTTCATCGTGCTGCCGTCCTCCACCTGGGAGATGATCGGCAAGTTCTACGAGCTGTGGAACCTGTCGCTGCAGCGCGAGCCGGGCCCCGAGCCCGGCGAGTACTTCCCGGCCTACCCCACCAAGTTCATGGTCCAGCTCGAATCGTGGGCGCCGTACGAGGACTGGGAGCGGGCCCCGCTGATCCCGCTGTTCCCGGCCGGTTACCGCGGCGACCTTGGCGAGTACGAGCCGGACGCGCTGCCGACCCTCCAGCCGCTCAAGGGCGCTATCCAGGCCTACGACGAGGAGATGGCGAGGGAGGAGAAGGCCAACCCCGACACATTTGCCGTAGAGAGAAGATCAGACTGGGCTACGGCGATGGACGCCTACCTGAACACCGCCAAGATCGATGCGATGTTCTCCCCATGGGAGGGGCGGCTGCCGGACTACGGCCGGCCCGAGCTGATGATGCAGGTGTCCGGCCCGATGTCGATCGACTACTCCGCGCACGGCGACCCGGCCTCGGTCAACTGCCGCTTCGGTTTCGCGGTCGCGCACACCGAGCCGGGCCGCGACGGCCTGGACCACGCGGTGTTCGACCTGATCCACTTCTGGGACCCGGCCGACTTCGAGGGCCACATCATCGACTACGACGAGGTCATCGGGTGGATCTACGACAACGTCGTGATGCGGTTCATGCCGGGGGAGCTGACCTTCGACCAGTTCAACTCGGTCGCCTCGGTCCAGGCGCTGCAGAAGAAGGTCCGCGCATCCCGGCTGCCGAAGAACGTCCTGGTGTACGAGCGGACCGCGACGGCGCCGCTGAACTGGTCCACCTGGGAGACGTTCAAGGCGGCGCTCAACATGGGGTTCGTGCACGCGCCGCTGCACGGCGAGGCCAAGGACGAGCTGAAGTTCGTGCAGAAGCCCGAGGGGGTCCAGAAGGTGGTCCCGGCCGACTCCGGGCCGGTGCAAACGAAGGACATTGCCGACTGCATCGCGATCGTGTCGGCGCGGCTGCTCGGCGAGCAGATGAAGGCCTACCTGGCCAAGGACCTGAAGAACCAGCGGCCTCACGTGGCGATGCAGGGCTACGACGCGATGGACCGGTTCTCCCCCGATGCCGGCAACCCGTATTCGGCGGCCCTGGGCGGTCTCGGCGGCCGTGGTGCGCTGTCGCGGGGGATGCGCCCGGGGATGCCGGGGGCGGCCGGGAGGATGGGCAGAGTCCCGGCTGGCCGGCTGGGCAACGGGCCCGCGGGGATGCGCCGGCATAGATCCTGACTGCGATCGGTTGTCATGATCGGCTTACCATGGCAAGGAATGTGAACCTCCACGAACCGGGAGAATCATGGCAACGACCGGTGGCACCGAGACGGCCAGCAAGATCGGCGGCCGGCCCACCGCGGCGGTGAGGTCGGGCTGCGGCGGGTGCGGGCACCCCCACGCCCTGCACAGCAACGGCAGAACCGCCTGCAAGGCCTGGGCTTGCAGGACTGGCCCCAACGGCAAGCCTTGCCAGGGCTTCGAGCCTGCCAGGGTGCATCAGGCGGCGTTAGTTACGGTCTGACGCCGGGGGAGAGAGGCCGCTCCCCTGGCTTCGTGCTGCCCCCAGAAGGTCCAGGAGGGCACCCCCATGGACCTGCTAGACCACTTCTCGCGTGATACAGGCTTTCTTGCTATCGTAGAAGCCATGGGCACGTCCTACCGGCTGTGGCGCGGCGAGGGGCCGCACGATCAGAAGCCGCTGTCGGACGAGCATGCGGGCCGGTGGTTCACCCCAGACCGGCTGACGGCCGAGGACTACGCCTACAAGAGCGGCGGTCACCTGCTCCATCTCGACGTCACCGAAGCGGACAAGGAGCACATCACCAAGCCGGACAGCACCTGGCCTTCGGTGGTCAACGGTGACGCTTCGACCATTCACGTGAGCCCGGAGCTGGCTGCCCGCAGCGAGCACCACCCCGGGGGCTGCCCGTCCTGCGACCCGGGCCATGACGAAACCCACCGGCACCAGCGGGAGTGGCTGAAGTCCCAGGCCGCCGCCGAGCCCGCGCGCTACTTCCACATCACTTCACCGGGCAACCGGGCTGGCATCCAGCACCGCGGCCTGGTCCCAGCCGAAGACCTGCACGAGGATGAGCCCGGGGAGTCCGGGGGCGGAGACGCCAGCTCCACCTGGTTCCACGTTCTGCACAAGGCGCCTGAGCATCCCCGGCGCGACGTCTGGGAGCTGACGCACCCGCACCTGTACGACCTGGACGAGGACTCAAACTTCGAGAACGGCGCCAGCAACCCCTTCGTCCGCACTACGCGGGTGGACCCGGATCATCTGCGCCTGGTGCACGAGGGCGCCGTTTCACGTGGAACATCGCTGGAGGCTGCTGCCCGCCCCGGCCGGGGCGAGAAGGTCTGCCCCTGCTGCCAGGGTGAGGGCGAGCACGGCGACGGCTCCGAATGCGACCCGTGCGACGGCCAGGGCATCGTCCACTCCAATGAGCCGGACCGTTACTGCCCCGGCCAGCCACAGCCCCGCCGCCGCCACTGGAGGGAGGGAGCGGCCGTGGATGACGAGAAGAGCCCGGATCTCCTGGAGCACTTCCAGGTCGCGGCGATGGCATGGGAGAACCAGAGCCCCCGGGACAAGACCCAGTACACCCCCATCAGTGTCCGCCACGCCGGGTTCGCTGGCCTAGTCGGCGACAGCGAGTATGACCGGGAACTGCGGGAGGATACCGGCGAGGAGCGCGCCGAGGACGGCCATTTTGATGAGGACCTCTACGACGACACGTCGCCCGAGCCGACTCACGAGGAGAAGGCCCACTACGACGAGCACGACGAGTGGCCCGACAGTTTCTACGAGCGCCACGACCAGGCCTACGAGCAGGCGGTCAGCCAGCGCAAGAAGGCGGCCGAGGAGGAGGACACCCCCGACCACGAGGACGAGGGGCTGATGCACTTCGTCCGCGAGCACGGCGGCAACACCGATCTGTGGAAGAAGCACGGCGAGTTCGGCCCGGTGGACATCAAGCACCAGCCGGTCTACGCCACCCAGTCGCATGTCGCCAAGGAGCACATCGAGCGCTACCAGGGCGACCGCCAGGCCCCGAGCCACGCGGAGAGCCTGCACGGCGACCGGTCCCATGTGGGGTACCTCGGCGATAAGCACCCGCTGTTCGTCACTCACGAGGGCCGGGTGCACACGATCGAGGGCCACCACCGGGTTGCGACCGACATGGCGATGGGGCGGCACGAGACGCTCGGCTGGCATTTCAACCTGGACAAGCACCCGCGCCTGGCCGACCGCTGGGAGGAGGACCCGGAGGACTGGGAAGGCAAGATCGCCGAGCATCACCAGCATCTGCAGGCCCAGGGCGGCTTCGAGCATCCACTGGCACCAGGTCACCTGGGCGAGCAGGGTTACCGGGTGCACGACGAGAACCGGGGCTTCTACGCCGAGCGCGACAACTGGTCCGGGCACCAGCCGCAGCAGACCTGGGGCACGCTGCACCTGCACCACCCGGATGGGACCGCTGTGGCTCATCTCGACTACGCCCAGGTCGGCAAGGACGAGGACCCCCATCACGAGATGCATGTCGAGGACCTGCGGTCTGGTGAGGGCGGCAAGGGCTATGCCTCGGCGCTGATGGACCACGTCTACGCCACCCACCCAGAGCCTGCCGAGGTCTCTCACTCGCTGCGCACCGACGAGGGCGGCGGCTGGTGGGAGCACTACATCGCCAAGCGGCCCGAGATCGCCGAGCGCGAGCGGCGCCAGGAAGAAGGCGGCGAAGGGCATGAGGTGGTCGCCCACTTCGAGGAAGAAGCAGCTCCAGCAGCCGGGCCGCGCCCCGCTGCCCTACCTTCCGAGGACTGGGAGGAGCATCTCCGGAAGCTGCGCTACCGCAAGCGCAACGAGCCCCTGATGCACCGGGGCATGGCGATCGAGCTGCCGCCCGAGGTGCACGACTTCGTTCATGACCAGTGCCAGACCCGGGACAGGCAGGCTCAGGCGATCCTCGACCACCTGAAGAGCCAGCCTCTCGGCATGCACTGGTCCACTGACGAGCGAGTTCCCCGGTTCTTCGCGGGCAAGGAGCGAAAGAACAACCTGCCGGGGTCCACGAAGGTCATCCTGCACGCGAAGCTGCCCGGGGCCAGCGACATCGAGACCGACCCGCAGAAGCTGCAGGAGGAGGCGGTCTTCCGGCACGACAACTGGATGGGCGGCGAGCACGAGATCCCGATGAAGGCCGGCGCCCCCGTCCACGTCACGGGGGTGACCTGGTACGGCTACGGCAACCGCAAGCGCACCGGTCATGTCTGGGGCGAGCAGCATCTCGCTGTCCGGGGCGGGGAACCGGAGCCCGAGATTGAGGTGGTTGCCCACTTCGAGGCCGAGGCGGCTCATCAAGGCCCCCTCACCATGGAATACGCCCACAACACCGAAAAGGCTCCCGACATGGGCGAGATTTTCGGCCAGCACGTTGAGCCGCACGGCCGGTACATGGTGCAGCGGGAGCCGGGCGACTCCTACGGCCAGGACCCGAGGTGGGTGACCGGAACAGTCACCTTTCACAACCCGCTGCACGTTCCTTACGGCGGCCTGGCCAGCGAGCCCACCAACTGGAAGCACCAGCTCAGTGAGCAGTTCGGAGGCAAGCGCGGCAAGGCCTTGTCCCGGGCGGTTACCAAGGCCGGTCACGATGCGATCGTCACGCATGACGAGGACGGATCGACCCGCGAGATCGTTGACCTGACGGGCTTCCACCGGCAGGGGACGGCCGAGCCGGACCCTGAGCCCGTGGCGGTGGTCGCCCATTTCGAGGAAGGGGGACATCGCCCCGTCGGCTTTCCGATCTACCGGGGGCTTATTGTCGGCCCCGAGCACCGGGACAACCCACTAGCTGGTGTCCGCACGAACGGGATAGGCGAACACTGGACCGATGATGAAGAGGAGGCCCGCAACTGGGCTACGCCTGGTCACGACATCGGCAACCCGTTGCACGAACACGGCATCGGTGTGGTGCTGCACGCTGATCATCCCGGCGAAGAGCATGAGATGCCTGACTGGAGGAAAGCTGCCACGGGGGTGTATGACGAGGCCGAGGATGATGATGACGGCTGGGGAACCGAGCGCGAGATAGCCCTGGACGATGGTGCTCCGATCCATGTTCACCACGTGTCTTACGGTCCTGATTTCGAGACCGAACACCCGGTACACCTGCACGCCGAGGCTGCTGCTGGCGGTAATCCGGCGCGGCTTTGCGCCCACTTCGAGGCCACCGCCACCGAGCACACCGGGATGACTCACGACGAGCTGGACCAGCACCTGGAGACCTGGTTCCGCCCGCAGCGCCTGGATGCCGAACGGACTACGCATCCCCGCAGCGGCTACCAGGTCGAGACGGGCACTCAGCTCCGGCTGCACCAGCCGTCCCGCGACGACGAGGGCCCCGGCGAGGACGGCGTCGAAGGCCCGGTTCACTTCGAGGTCTGGGACCACGGCGACCCGCACACCCAGACCGGGCTGCAGGGGCTGCAGTACCCGAAGAAGACCGGTGAGACCCGGCCGGTCGAGCACGTCTACCGGGGGGTGTCCGCAGACGAGTGGCGGCAGGCCCAGCAGCGCGGCCACGTCCAGTCCGACGGCCGGGGCACGATCGGCTCCTGGGAGGGCACCAACGCCGACGTGGACCCGAAAGCGGCGGTGTCCTACCTGCCCCGCAACGCCACCGGCCACATCCTCAAGATCCGGGTGCACCCAGACGACGGCTGGTTCACCCACAGCGCAGACAGCTATGTCCGCACCCGCCACCCGGTCCCGCTGGACCGGGTGGAGGCGGTCTCCCCGGAGATCACCAAGGGCGGCAAGTACGGCGGCGAGATCACCGTCGGCAAGACCGCTTCGCTGCAGGCGACGGCCGCGCTGGAGAACCCCTACACCGGTCATGGTGTCTGGTACCACGGCACCCAGGCCGACCCGGAGGACATCAGGCAGCACGGCCTGTCGAACGCGGGCGAGCATGCCACCGGCCGGTACCAGGTCCCGGAGAGCGAGTCCGACGATTCCGGCCACTGGAACGCGATGGTTGGCAGTCACTTCACCGCCGACCATGCCATCGCGGGGGAGTTCGCCAAAGGTGAGCACGAAGGCAGCGACAACGAGGGCTACTGGGGCGAGGACGAGCCTGAGCACCACGGGATCATCCACGCCTACGTGCACCTGAAGAACCCGAAGGTCTATTCCTCCGAGCACGACATGGACCACGAGGCCTACGAGCACGAGTTCGCCGCGGGCAATCACCCCTCGAACCATCATCCAGGCCTCGGCCGGGAAGGTGACGCCGACGAGCTGGCCGACGCCGAGGAGATGTGGCCGCACGCGCACCGGATCGCCCGGGATTACGGGCACAGCGAGATCCCCCGGAGCGTCTACGGCCATCACATGTCACCGTTCGAGCAGCACCCGATGCGGACCGCCTGGCTGAACACACACCCGGACAAGGTGGGGATCGCCGACCGGTTCAAGCAGCGGCTGATGGACGCCGGCCACGACGGCATCGTCTACGGCAACGAGTACGAGCGCAGCAACCGCGGTGCCGCCGCCAATTCCTCAGTCGTCGCCTTCCATCCGCATCAGGTCGAGATCACTCAGCACCACCACGTCGATGAGCCCCACGACCCGGACCCTGAGCCCAGCGGGCACCTGGCGGCCCTGGCCTCGCTGCCGGACGCCCCGGAGCAGAAGCCCGCGGTGGTGCAGCACTTCGGGGTGCAGGACGATCACGAGGAGTGGGAGCGCCGGGTGACGCCGCCGTACACCGGCCAGCCGCTGTTCCACGGCACCCGCTCGATCCTGGAGCCTGATGAGGAGCTGACCCACGAGCAGGCGGCGGAGCACGCGAACAACACCGACATCCATGCCGAGCCTTACGTGCACGCGACCAGCAGCGGCGCCGAGGCGCACGACTGGGGCAAGCGTGCCGATTCCTCTCAGGCCGCCTGGCGGATGGAGGAGCTGGGCCGCGCCCGCGATCTGCGGCCGGGCGAGAACGAGGATCAGGCCTATCCCTCGCGGGTCTACCAGGTGCATCCTCTCGGCGATGTCGAGCCCGACCCGCACAAGGAAGGCGCTTCCTACCGCTCGGCCAGCCCAATGCGGGTGATCAAGGAGGTGCGCCCGTTGTCCTGCTACGCCGAGGAGTGCGACAACGCCGAGCACTGGCCGGATCACCCGCACTACGAGCACCTGGCCCGGGACGAGGATGACGAGGACATGAATCACTACGCGGCGGCCCAGCCGGGTCAGTACATCGCTCAGCCTCCCCGCACCGCGGCCGTGGTCGCCCACTTCGACGCCGGGGCCCTGAGCGCCTCTGAGAGCCCCGGGTTCGCCCGGGGGGTCCTGGAGGGCATGCCGGCTCTCCACCACGCCGTGGCGGGCAGCCTGGAGGCCCTGGCGGGGAGTTTTGCGGAGTCCCCGGTGCACCCGCACCTGGTGGACCAGCTCATCGACATGGCGAGCGCGGCCCGCTCCGCGGAGAGCCACGCCAGGGACCTGGTGGCCCAGTTGCCGGCCGCAGAAGGTGTGTGCGAGCCAGCCCCAAAAGCGTGAGCCGCCAGGCCGAGGCGGCGGTCACTGAACCTGTTTATGGCGGCTACGCGCACCAGTGGGACGACTACGAAGATCCTGAGGACAACGAGGACGAGTACGACACCTGCTACCACTGCCAGCGCAACCACAACCCGCACGAGCACGCGGGAGATCAGACGTTCAGCCCCGACTGGCACGAGGAGCTGCCAAAGATCCCCTCGATCCACCGGTCGGTCGGTGTCGTCCTGCCTGACGAGCTGGACAAGAAGGTCCACGACCCGGCGACCCCGCCGCACGAGGCCGCCTCGGCGCTGATGCACCACCTGACGACCGCCTACCCCTACCAGGGCCACACCCACTGGTCGGCCCATCAGGGGCTGGAGCACGCCGAGAAGACCTTCGGCCATGCCCACCCGGAGGGCTACCACGGCCCATCGAGCAAGATCACCCGGGTGATGATGCACGCCAAGACCCCCCGCCCGGACGACATCGAGTACGACAACGACTCGCTGATCGAGGACGAGATCAGTCCCTACCGGCACCCTGAGTACGAGGTCCCGCTGCACCCGAATGCCCCCGTGCATCTCACGGGAGTGAGCTGGAGCCGCCCGCAGACCGGCCGCTGGAACGAGGGGGGCAGCAAGTGGCACAGTGACCCGGCGCCGGCCGTGCACCATCACATGTTCGGGAAGCCTTTCGAGCTGACTGCCGCCCTGGATAGGGCTGCGGCTCTCAAGCGTGCCACCGCCGCGATCGAGCACGAGCCCACCGGTGACGGCGCACACTGGTTCGAGCACTTCGATTCTGAGGGCAACTCCGCTGGCCACGCCATCGTCCATGAGCGCCCCGATCACACCTGGGTCCAGTCGATGACGGTCAACCCGGGCGAGCGCGGCAAGGGCATCGGCGCCGGGCTGCTCGACCACGTCCAGAACCACTTCGGCAAGCCGCTGCGGCTCAAGCCCTACCCGATCGGGGAGCGCGAGGACGACCCGGGCGAGGAACAGCTCCGCGACTGGTACGGGCGCCGGGGCTTCACCGACTACGAGCGCCGCGAGGGCGACGACCTGGACGCGCACGACTGGATGGAGCGTCACGCGGCCGGCGAGATCCTCCGCAACCCGCACACTCAAGGCCGTGAGTGGTACCACGGCACCAAGGCCAGCAGCGAGCAGCTAGCGGGCGGCTTCCGCATCGCGGACAGCGACCCGGACCCCGACTGGCCGGCGCACTGGTCCACCGGGGTGGGCGTGCACTTCGCCGCGCATCACTCAATGGCCAGCAAGTTCGCCGACCCGAACATTGGGGTCGGCGGCAAGGGCGGCGCGGCCGACCCGTGGCACAGCACCACTCCCTCGGTGGTGCATGCGCGGCTGCACATCACCAACCCGAAGGTGTATCCCAACGAAGACAGGATGGCCGACGACGTCTTCGAGCACGAGTACGACCACCGGAAGAACTACATCAGCAGGTACCTCGACGGGGGCGATAAGGAGGGCGATAAGGAGGCCCCCTACGCGGCCAGCGACTACTTCTCCTACGACCACCACCCTTCGGAACGGCCCTCCCGGGGCGAGGACGAGCACTTCGATGACTGGGAAGACCACAGTGAATGGGGCGAGGAGCAGCCGGAGCCGGTCTACCGCCGCGAGCAGTGGCTGAACCTGCACCCGGACCAGGCGGGCATCGCCAAGCGGTACCGGGAGCGGCTCCAGTCCGAGGGCCACGACGGCATCGTCTACGGCAACAGCGCGCCGGACGAACGAGTACGCTCCTCCAAGCCTGAGTCCAACATGGCGGCCATCGCTTTCCACCCGCACCAGATCGAGATCACCAAGCACCACGTCCACGGCGACGAGCACAAGACCGCCGCCCGCTGGGAACCTAGCTCGGGCGTGTTCGGCCCGACGACCGGCCACGACCCCCGGCTGTTCGAGAACCACGAGCTGCGCCCGGAGGTCCGCCGCGACCTGATGGAGCGCCTCGACCGGGCGCTGCGGGTGGACACCGGCCTGGTGGGCAGCGACTGGCAGGACTGGACCCGGATCTACCTGGTCGGCGGGTCAGCGTCGGAGTGGGCTGGAGCGCGGCCGAACGACGCCGCCCAGGACCTGGACGTCGTCATCGGGGTGAACTTCTTCGAGGCACGGCGCCACCAGAGCCAGTCCGATGCCTTCCAGAACATGGACTCCGATCAGATCGCCACCGCGTTCAACTCGGCGCTGCGGGCGGCGTTCAACGACCCGGACTGGCACCCGGGCTTCGGGGGCACCTGGCAGCTCACCGCCTACGTCAACCCGCTGGCGTGGGACATCACCGCGATCAAGCCGTACGCGGCCTACGACGTCAGCGACATGAAGTGGGCGGTGCACCCGCCGCACCTGCCCGAGCACTCGGTGGCCGACTTCCACCCGGCGATCCTGGCGATAGCCCGCGCGGTGGCGACCGAGGTCCGCGCGGTCCTGCGGCTGCCCGAGCCCGCCCGCACCCGCGAGGCCCGCGCGCTGTGGGAGCGCATCCACTCCGACCGGAGCCGGGCGTTCTCCGGGGAGGGCGAGGGCTGGGAAGATCCTGGGAACCTGATCGAGAAGTACCTCGCTTACGCTCCCGGCAACATCCTCGGCCAGATCAAGGACCTGGTCTGGGCCCAGACGAAGACGGCCGACCTCCAGCAGCAGGTCAAGACGGCGGTGGCCACGGGCGTCTGGTACCACGGCACCCCCGACGACCGGAACTGGGAGCACGGCGCTGCCAACGGTTTGCATATCGGAACCGAGGAGGCGGCCCGCCAGGCACTGAACGCCCGGATCGGCAAGCCTCACGAGGGCGAGTGGGACGGCACCCGGCCGTACGGCAGGACGCTGCTGAGTCCTGCCCAGACCACGGGTGTCGAGCGGAACCTGACCATGCCCCGCTATCCGAGCGGCAGGGCGACCTATTCCGACGGCAAGCAGGTCCCGGCCGACGCCCGGCCGAACATCTTCCCGGTGCGGGTCAAAGGCGAGATGGCTAACACCCCGCACGATCCGGTGCACGACGACTACGCCAACAGCCGGATGCGTGGGCAGATCACCCGGGGACAGGCGCGTCGCGGCTACTACTACACCAACATCGGCGAGGACGCGGGGTCGCTGTCGGCGGTGGTCCCGTCGGCGGAACACCTGGAGCGGATCGAGCACGAGCCGAAGACGGCTTCGGCTGAGCCCCAGCTCGAAGCGCACGACTACGAGGGCACCGCCGGCGACCCGGCCCACATCACCCGGAACGAGAGCGGTCTGCTGCCGGTGGATTCGGTCCGGGACCTGCACGGCGTCAACGGCGAGCAGCCCGGCCACTCGGACTGGCACCGCACCGGGCAGGAGTGGGAGGACTTCAAGGGCGCGGTCGCCCGCGGCGAGGGCGGCGCCGGGGAGCCCATCTTCATCACGGTGGACCACGGCCAGGAGCCGAAGATCAGCGAGGGCAACCAGCGCCGCGACGCTTACGTGGAGAACGGCGCGTCTCACGTGCCGGTGGAGGTCCGCTACTTCGGGCATGCCGAGCAGCAGGGCACCGTCCACGAGCGCGCGATGCGCCGGACCGCTGCCGTGGAGCCGTTCGATGAAGAGACCGGAGAGCCCCGGCCGTGGCATAAGCGCTGGGAAGGCGAAAGCGATCGGGAGACGTCCGACCGCCGCGAGCGGTATGTCCATCAGGTCGCTGAGCGTCACGGAGTAGGAGCCGAGGTAGCCAGGCACGCGATCACCCGGGTGGCGCAGGACGTCCGCACAGGCGAGCCTTTTACCGGTGTCCGTGGCTACGGCTACACCCGAAGCCCCGGCGACATGAACGACAGCTTCTACACCGAGCGCCGGATCAAGGCCCTCAACGATCCGGAGACGTGGCGCGGCCGGAAGGTTCAGCACGTCTCTACCGATGAGGTTCATGCCTCCCAGCCATGGCTGAACCCGCCCAAACTCGCCCACAACCTGTTCCACCCTGGCAAGGACCTCCCGGCAATGGAGGGGGAGACCGGTCACCCGGACATCGACCCGGATGAATCCTGGGAGGATGCCGGAGAGGAACGCCGCCACCAAGACTCGCTAGGCGCTACCACCCGGTTCGTGCGCCGCTCCGACGGCCGCCTCCAGGTCGGCGACGGGCACCACAGGGCCGCGATCGACATGCTGCTCGGCAAGGAGACTACCCCGGGGCTGGTGATCAACGAGCACGAGCTGGATTCACCCCCGGTACGGCTGCACGGCGAGGAGATGACCGCTCCGGAGCTGCACGCCCACATGCTGGAGCACCACGACCGCACCCGGTCCGAGCTGCCCGAGCCCAGGGATGCCAATCACCTGGACCTGGTGGACGAGCACGACCACAGCCACGAGTTCGATGACCCGAGCCACGTCCACGCTGTCCGCAAGACCGCTTCAGGCTCCGACGGTGATGACTACTTCACCTGCGCGAAGGGCCACGAGCACTGGGGCGAGCACGGCGCCGCTGGCCTGCTGATCCGGCACCGGGACGACGACGGCCTCTACCGGTACCTGCTGCAGAAGCGGGGCCCGGACGGCACGGGCAAGGGCCAGGTTGACCACGGCGGGAAGTGGTCGATCCCGTCGGGGGCGATCGGCGAGGGCGAGGAGCCCCTGGATGGCGCCAAGCGGGAGTACCGCGAGGAGATGGGCTCGCTGCCCCAGGGCGTCACCCACCACCACTCGGTGACCTCGACAAATTGCGGGGACTGGCGGTTCACCACCCACGTGATGGACGCCCCGGAGCGGTTCATGCCGCGCGGCCGGGGCGAGACCGAGGACGAGGTGGCCGGGGCCGCCTGGCACACCGCCAAAGAGGTCCAGGGCCTCAAGGACCGCGGCGAGCTGCACCCGGCGTTCGCCAAGTCCTGGGACGAGGTCCGGCGCTCGCGCGGCCAGAAGGAAGCCGTCAAGGGCTACGACCCGGAGCCCCGCACCGGCATGATCTACCTGGACGTCCCGCCTGAGCTGATCCACCAGGTGCCAGGCGGGGTGAACGATTCCCACATCACACTGGTGTACCTCGGCAAGGGGCTGAGCGACGAGCAGTTCGGGGAGGCGTGCCGCCGCGCGGCCAAGGCAGCGGCCGGCGCCCAGCCCATGGAGGGCGTGCTGCGGGGCGTCGAGACCTTCCCGCCGAGCGACGGCAAGACCCCGGCGTTCGTCCCGGCCTACATCCCCGGGATCGGGGAACTGCGCCGCGGCCTGGAGGACCTGTCGGCGAGCGAGCACAAGGACTACCGTCCGCACCTCACGCTTGGATATCTGGAGCCCGGCGACGAGATGCCGCCGCCGCACCCGCCCGTCCACCTGCGGTTCACCCACCTGCACGTGAAGCGCGGCGACCAGGTGGTAGCTTTCCCCCTGGGTGGTTAGCAAGCAAGGCTGTATCCAGGAGGAATGGGTGGAAAAGGCCGAATACCCCCAGCGGCAGTGCCGGCAGCCGGTCACTGAGGACGGCCTGATCGACCACTTCTGCGACGGCCCCGACCTGCACCCCGGGCCCTGCGCCCCGTCCACCTCGGAGGCCGCACTGAAGCGCCGTCAGGCCTGGGAGGACGCCCATCCGGGATGGGAGAAGCTGATGAGGCCCGCCGACCCGTTCGCCGAGATAGGCGCCACCGTCCCCGAGGAGCGCAAGTGACGCAGCCCAGCGAAGTGATGATCAGCCGCCTGGCCCCCGAGCCGGGCGCCCCTGCCCCCGCCGCGAGCGCGCCATCGCGCGGGCCGGAGTTCCTGATCGAGATCCTGGCCCCGTCCGACGGCGCACCGCTGCTGCGCATGTTCGAGCGCGGCGGCAGGCTGGCCGTCGAGTACGACGACAGCCGGCTGGAGGAGGGTGCCAGGGCGTTCGTCCACGAGATGATGCGCTGGTCCGGCCTGGCTGGCATCGACTGGAAGAACGAGGCTAAGGCGGCCGGGTGAGCGAGCCCGTCTTCGTCTGCCCGCGGTGCGCGCATTTCAGCCAGCACCCGCTGGAGGTCTACTTCCAGTGGTGCGCGGCCTGCAAGACCGTAACAGGCATCCCGCGGAAGTGTGTGCACGAGACCGAGCCTCAGCCCACGACCCCCTGGCGGGTCATCCGCGACAACCAGGACGACTGCCTGCTGGCGATCGAGCGCCGCAACCCGCTGCCGGTCAAGGCGCTCAAAGCGCTGCCGCCGTGGCGCGCGGTCATGATGGCCACGGTCGCCAACCGTGCCTGCATCTGCTTGGAGCGGGGGACCCTCGCCCAGATCCACGCCGAAGCCGCCGCGGTGGGTGGCACCGGCAAGCTCGGCGACTGGTGGGAGAGACCAGAATGAAGATCGGTGTGCAGAACCTGTCCACGCTCGTCAGCGGCGAAGACGCTTACATCATGGCGATGCTGGTGGACAAGCAGCTCCGCGAGCACGCCGCGCCTGCCTGGGGGCTGCTGCCGCCGGCGGTCGCCTATCTCGGCACCGGCATCCGGGGCACGCCCTACCAGAACGCGATCATCGGCATTCTGGACGACGCCGACCAGGCGGGCGACCTCGGCTGGCACACCGAGGGGCCCGACGCCGACGTCTACGGCCGGGTGTTCGCCCGGCCGGTGCTCGGCAACGGCGGCAGCGCACTCGGCCCGGTGGGCCTGACGGTGTGCTCGGTGCTGAGCCACGAGTGCCTGGAGACGTTGCTCGACCCGGCGTGTGACTTGTGGGCCCAGGCTGCCGACGGCACGCTGTACGCCCGGGAGCTGGGTGACCCGGTGGAGTCCGACTCCTACTTGATCGAGATCACGGCGTCGGATACCAGCTCGGTCATGAGCACAGTCTCGGATTTCGTGCTGCCGTCATGGTTCGACCCGGACGCCGCGTCCGGGCAGACCGACTACATGGGCCTGACCACGGCCCCGTTCGAGGTCCGGTCCACCGGATACGTGATCGTGATGCAGGACGGCGTGATCAGCTCGCAATGGGGTGACGAGTATCCCGAGTGGCGCAAGGCCACCAAGCTGACTCCCGCCGCCCGCACCGCCCGCCGCCTACAGAGAGGAAGCTAGTTATGCATCTCTTCGAGCAATGTGCCGGAATCTTCGCGGGGCTAGTTGTCGGCAGCGTCCTGGTCCTGTGGCTTCGCCACTTCTCCTGGTGGCCGAAGCCCCGAGGTTGACTAGCAAGGAAAGCTGTATTACCCTTGCTCGTGGTGAGATTGGTCTGCGAGAGCCTCCGGCTCACCGGTTCCTTGCAAGCAGTGGCCCCGATGGTCCCTGCCGCGCCGGGTGCACCCGAGCCACAACGGGTGCACCCGGTTCGTCGTTGAGAGGGGAGAGCGGTGGACAGCAAAGAAGCCAGGCTCCAGGACTTGTACCAGGGCTACGCGGAAACCGAGATCCTGCAGCAGGTCAGGCACCGGGACGGCAAGCCCAAGACCCTGGTCATGCCCAAGGGCCCTCTCGACTCCCCGCTGGCCATCGTCGGCGAGGCACCGGGCCGCGACGAGGAGCAGACCGGTGAGCCGTTCACCGGCAACGCCGGCCGGCTGCTGCAGGAGCTGTTCGCGGAGGCCATGATCCCGTGGCAGTTCTGTTACCGGGCCAACGTGCTCCCGTGGCGCCCGTCGCTCGCCAACCGCACCCCCTACCCGTTTGAGATCGACGCCTCCGTGCTCCGTGTCCAGGCTGAGATCGCGCTCGTAGGCCCGCAGATCGTGATCGCGGCCGGGGCGGTCGCCTGGCAGGGGATCACCGCCCGGCAGATCATGCATTTCGCGGCTGCCCGCGGCCGGTGGGTCCGGAACTGGTCCCCCGGCTGGTACGCCCACTTCCAGTGTGACCTGCTCGCGATCTACCACCCGGCCGCCCTGCTGCACGCCCCGGCGACCAGGCGCAGCGAGATGCGGGCCGAGACCGTGGCCGCCCTGCGCAGCGTCCTGGCAGGCGAGCGTGTCGCAGCCGCCTGAGGAGGCCGGGGCCCCCGAGGTGGAGGGCCCCGACTTCAGCGACCTGCCTGACTCGCACGCGGAGCTGTGGAAGGTGGTGCTCGACATCGAGCACCACGAGCGGCTGACGGCAGCGCTGAAAGGCCACGCGCCGGGGGAGCCGGCCCACTCCGAGGCGCTGAAGTTCATGCAGCAGCAGGGCGCGCACCTGCGGGTGCTGCTGGCGGTGATGCTTCTGGACGCCTACGGCATCGAGGCGCCCGATACCGAAGCGTCACCGTACGGGCATGCGGGGAAGGCCCGCGCTTTCGGCAGTGACCTCAAGCCCCCGCCCGCGTAACGTTTGACCCGCTGGGGACCCACCGGCTCGCCCTCCCTGCCTTCTGCCACCGGAAGGTATGGAGGGCGAGTCTTTGTCTACGACCACTGTCTGGGAATCTGGCCTGACGTGCGATGGCTCCGAGTGCGGGCGGGAGTTCGTGCTCGGCGAGGAGTTCATCTTCTGGTACGGGCAGAAGCTCTGCCAGCCCTGCGCCGCCAAGGACGCCGCCGGCCGCCGCGTGGCCGCCTGCGAGAGCGAGGACGTCCTGGACGTGGCCCGCCGTCACCTGGACGCCGGAGGCCGCGTGATCCTCACCAGGCGCCAGCTCCGCGAGCTGATCGCCCTGGCGTGCGCCGGCCCCTCCTTCACTCCGGTGCGCAAGCCCGACGCCGGCCATGGCCGCAAGCAGTGGTACGGCCGGCTGGCCGGGTGGGATGCGCGGCGGGTCGCCGCGGGCCTGTCCGCCGAAGAGGTGGCAGGCCTGTGGTCCGACTTCCTGGACGTCGGGCGCATGCCCCCGATCCGGCATTCCGACGTCGCGAGCCTTGTCACGGCGATCGGTGCTCCCGCCGCCGCCGCGTAACCGAGCTGTGTTCGTGACCGTCCCGTGACCGCCTGGCTTTTGCGACCTGTGACCGGGCCGCAGAAGAAATGAGACCAGCGACACGGAGGACGGCCCGATGACTGACCGCAGCGACCTGGTGCGCGCGATCCACGCAGCCAAGACCGGCCGGGATATCTCCCGGGCCGTCGCGGCGCTCGACGCCCACGACCGGGCGGCCGTCCGCACGGCTGCCGCAGACAGAGAGCTGGACCTCGGCCACCGGATGGCCGCGAGCCGGCTGGACCCGGTCCCGGTGCACGAGCTGCACACCGCCGCGACCGACTGGCTGGCCGACTTCCAGGAACCCCAGGGTGACGGCAACTTCCGGACCGCGATGATCGCCGAGGCATCCACCTGGTACTCCCGCCTCGACCCCGCGGTGCGCGAGGATGGCCAGGAGCTGACCGAGCAGGCACGCGGGCGCGCGCGCAGCCTCGCCTCCGCCTACGGCTCCCAGGCCCGTGCGGCCGAGCGCGAGTTCCTGCAGACCGTCGGCTACCTGCAGAGCCAGGCTGCCAGCGGCCTGCCACAGATCGACCAGACGATCGACCCGAACAACCAGCCGTCCGCGACGCCTTACCCCGCCGAGGTGTTCCCGACTTTCGGGGAGGAGCAGGACCAGTTCAACGGCGTCGAGACCAACAACCACGGCTCCGGCGCCGCCAGCACGGGGGCGCCGATGCTGCAGCAGCTCCAGCAGCAGCAGAACTCGGGCTCGGGCTTCGGCTCAGGACCTGAGAAGCCCGACGAGCACGGCACCGCGTTCGACACTTCGAACAGCTACGCCGAGGTCCCGCTGGGCACCCCCGGACAGATCCCGACGGCGGCTCCGGGCCAGGGCCCCACGCAGCCGTCGAGCGCCCCGACCCCGATGGAGGGCCAGCCGCAGGACGAGGGTGCCGACCGGCGCCAGGCGGTGGCCGCGGTGCAGGGCTACAGCTTCCCGGACGCTTTCGGCTACCGGTGGGTGATGACCAGCGAGGTCATGCACCCGTTCCACGAGAAGTGCGCCGCCGCCCACTGGCCGGAGGAGGGATGCGGCGACCGGTCCCACACCGCTTCGGTGGCGATCGGCTACCAGATGGACCTGGACAAGGCCCGCCTGCTGGCCGGGGCCGAGCGCCTGGGCGTCCAGGAGGGCCTGCGGGCCTTCCACGGGTCGAAGACCCTCGCCGACCTGGTCGTGGCCCACAACCGGTTCACGAGCGCCTGGGGCGAGAGCGACCGGTCGGATGCGGACAGCGCGGTGCTGCACGGCTTCATGGCCGTGGTGCGGCCGGTGATGGCGGAGATGCTCCCGAACCACGCCTACCGCGGCGACGAGGAGCTGATGCGCCGTCACGCGGCTGGTGGCCTGGCGGCCGGCGGGGTTACCGAGCAGGAGCGCGCGGATGCCACGCACCACCTGCCGGGCACCGACAAGTTTCCGATCGACTCGGCGGCTGACGTCCGCAACGCCCTGCACGACGTGGGCCGCACCAACGAGCCCCACGCCAAGGTCATGCATTACCTCCACGACATGGAGAACGAGTACCACGTCGGGGGCCTTCAGAGGATCGCCGCTAGCGGCGGGTGTGCCAACTGCCAGCACGGTGACCACGAGGGGTGCCGGACCGGGCAGTGCGACTGCGCCAAGGCAGGGCACAAGGCCCACCAGGGGAGCCGCCTGGATTTTAGGGGAGGGGCCGCTGGGCCCCGCCAGGGCGCATCCAGCCTCACCCAGGTCCAGCAGATCACCGACCCGGACAACCAGCCCACCCCCCAGGATGACAGCCTGCCCGAGGGCGTGGCGTTCCCGCTGAACGAGGAGTACTCGGCGCAGTGGGTGACCGGCCCTGGCGGCGCCGCGCCTAAGGGCGCCACGCCCCAGGCCGAGGCCGGGGGGATGAAGGGCCTGCCCCAGAGCGCCGCCCAGATGTTCGGGCACATGGACGCGGTCGAGGGCAAGGAGCCGCACCACAAGGACCACTACCCGTACACGTCCCGGGCCCACGGCAGCTACCTGCGCGGCTGGAACAACACCAATGCCGTGATGACCGCGTACAACGGCACCGACCCGATCAACCGCGAGGCCTACAGCGGCCTGACCGGCCGGCCGGACCTGCACGCCCACTGGCGCGACGCCTACGACACCGCGGTGCGCAACTACTCGACCAACCAGGGGCACTCCAACGAGGCCAGCCTCCGCACCGCCGCCGACAGCGGCTCGGGCGTATCCTCCAGCACCGACCGGTGTGCCGACTGCGGGCACGAGCGCAGCCAGACCAGCGGGGGCTGTGTGCAGCACTGCCCGGGGTGCGCCTGCGATCCCAGTGCGCCGCCGAGGAAGCACGTCCCGCTGCGGCCCCGCCAGGCCGACGCCTGGAGCCAGCCGCGCCAGACCACCGACGACTTCGCCCCGCCGTTCAGCCAGCCGGCCACCAACGCGCCGATGACCCAGAACCAGGGTGACTACGAGGCCGGGGCGGCTGCCGCGAAGGCGGACAAGGCCTCCGGGCAGCGCCCGGCGTTCGCCGACAACTCCTCGGCGGTCTCGCCTTATGTGAAGGGGTACGCCGAGACCTGGGGCGCCTCCAGCGAGCCCCAGGGCGCCCAGGACGTCCCGTACTCGATGGGCGGGGACTCCGGGCAGGCGATGAACGCCCAGGAGGCGCAGAGAGGCTTCCAGGCATCTCCGCTGTCGGAGATCTCGGCCGCGTTCGTGCCCGCGGAGCTGCGCGGCAACCCGGACTTCTCGAAGGCCTACCGGTACGCCCAGATCTGGGGCCCTGGCACGCCGCTGGTGAAGCGGGGCTCGGCCGCGTTCGAGGCCGGCCTGTACGCGGGGGTGACCGACCGGCCGCAGATCCAGCAGGTGTTCCTGGCCGAGCACGCGCTGCACGCCAAGGACCATCCTGACCTGGCTCAGCGGATCGCGCTGCACCGGTCGTTCAGCGTCAAGACCGCGGGCAAGACCCGTGGCCTGCGCACCGAGGGCGCGTACCTGGTGCGCAAGGCGGGCACGACCACCGACCTGATCACCGACGGGCCGGGGACCTCCCCGGACCCGATGGGTGCTACCCCGCTGAACGGTCCCGGCACGCCGCCGCCGATGGGCGGGCTCAGCGAGCCGGCCGCCCCGGGCGGTGCCCCGCCGTACCAGGGGGCGCCGCCGCTGTCAGGCGGCCCGGTGGTCCCGGACGACGTGATGGGGCACTCCCAGCAGGAGCCGCAGCCCGACGGGCCGTTCACCAGCACGTTCAGTGGTGACCACCCGGAGAACACCACCCTGGCGCCGGTCGCGCCGAACAGCGCTGACGAGCCGGGCTACTCGAACAAGGACGCCTACCAGGGCGGCCGTGGCCCCGACCGGGTGGCCATGAAGGAAGCGTTCCGCCGGCGGGTCCAGGCCGGACTGGCCCAGATGAGGGAGGCACAGTGAGCGACGAGCTGTGGATCGAGGCGTCAGCCGACCACGAGGGCCTGGTCAGGGAGGCAGCGTTCGCGCGGGCCGACGCCGAGCTTGAGCCGGTGATGTCGTTCCTGCTCGGTGCCCGCTCCCCCCAGGAGTTCGCGCACCGCAGCGCGCTCGCCCAGGAGTCTGTGCGCTCTGTCGCCTCCCTCTGCGGCGTGGGCGAGGACGAGCTGATGGCCACGGCCCGGCGCCGCTTCGAGCTGTACCGGCAGGCTCTTGCCGAGGGCGTGGACCCGCTGCAGGAGGTCGTGGACTGCTCCCACGCCTCCGGTGGCCCGGAGAAGCCTGACGAGCATTCGACGGGCCCGGCGCCGGACGCCTACTCCGAGGTCCCCCCCGCCCCCCCGAGGGGCCCGGCCCCGCAGGTGACCCAGGTCCGGCCGCCGCAGATGGGCCCGGTGCAAGAGGCCACCGGCTCGCTGCGCCGGCGGGCCGACACGGGGGGCGCCGCGGACATGACGCCGTTCTACACCCCGCCGATGCCCCCGGACACCGGCACGGGGATGGGCTCGACTGACACCAGCGTCCCGGGTGCGAACACCAACGACATGACGCCGTCGCTGCCGAACAGCGGGCCGGCGGGCGCCAACGCCCCGATGCCTGAGATCGGCCAGGTGACGTCCTCGAAGGACCCGGTCCGGCGCCAGGTTCTGGCGACCGCGGCGCTGATCAGGCAGGCGAACCGGCACCTGCCCCCGGCCGAGTGCGAGCGCGTTGCCCGCCAGGTGGTCGGCCGTTACCTGACCGCCGACCTGGCGGGCTCGGTGATGGACGATGACCCCGGCAGCGGAGGCGGTGATGGCGGCGGCAGCCACGACAGCGGCACCGGCCCGTTCGGCCACATGCTTGAGTGGAAGGGACTCAACTCCATGATGCCGGGCGGCGGTGGCGGTGCTGCCGGCGAGGCTGCCGGAGCCGGTGAGGGGCTCGGGGAGCTGGCAGGACTCGCCGCGCTCTAGCTGAACTGCAGCGCACCAAGGTGCAAGTCGCTACCTGGCATGACTACCTTGTGGACTTCGTAGGGTGGCCCGATCGGCTTCCCGTGGACGTCCCGTAGCTGCACGGTGTGGACAGTGCAGGAGGGCAGCCCCTTGAGGACAAGACCGCCCTCCCGGCTCCATTCTGAGATGTAGCTCACCCCGGGCGGTTCAGAGGTTATGTCGGCGGTGTACGGCGGCTCAAATCCGAGGTCGCTGAGGCTGATCTTCCCCTCATCCTCAGCAGCTTCTGGCGAAGTGTCTCCGTTTGCGCAGCCGTAGAAGTATCCGGACCAGAAGTGGGCGAACGCCTTGTCCTGCTCATCAAGAGTGGGATCGTCGTGGATGACCTTCTGCGCCCTGGCGGCAGCGTTGGCATCTCCCGGGTCAAAACGAACGATCTCGCGCTCGGTGCCGTCCTCGAACAGGATGACCTCACCGCCGATCTGCTGGATGAGGAACAGTTCACTGGGCAGCCGTGCCATGTCAGCCTCCGGGGGGTTGATCTTTGGGGAACCGGAACCCGCCCCAGCATGAGCAGCCGACGGACGGGTCAGAACAGTCGTGGGCATTGCGCAGCCAGCCGGCGAAGTTGGCCAGGTTCACCCGGGGCGAGTAATGCCGGCTCACGCCAGGGCCCGAAGGAGAGCGCCACGGCTTGCGCCAGAAGAGGTCGAGCACAGGCCCGTGCCAGCGGCGCATCCGCCGCTGCATCACGTGGATCACTTCGTCGTTACGGGTTTTGTACGGCATGTCCCGGGTCTCCTTCCAGTGCATGCTTGATCTCGCGGCCGAAAGCCCGTGCGACGGGCGGCGGGAAGGCGTTGCCGATCTGCCGGTAGGCGGCCGTCTTGGTGCCTGAGAACCACCAGTCATCGGGGAAGCCCTGCAGCCGCGCGACCATGCGGAGCGTCAGCCGGGGGAGGTGGTCAGCGGGCTCGTCCGGGCCGGGGGCCAGCTCGGCGATCGAGCCGCCGTTGACGTGCAGCTCCCGCCATGCCGCCCTGGCCCGGGTCGGGCCGAGGTCGGGGCCGCCGTGCTTCTTGCTGCCGCCCACGATGGTGGGTGCGACTTTGTTGCAGAGTAGCGACCAGTGATGCGCCCACGGCCATCCGTTCTCTGCCATCAGGTCGTACAGCGCTTCCCCCGCGGTGGCGCCGGGGACGATGGTGTAGGGCCAGTGGAACCGTTGGCACCACGGTGCGCGCAGCGCCACCAGGACCAGGCGCGGCCGGAGCTGGGGAACGCCGAAGGTGCAGGCGTTGATGCCCTGCCACCAGCTCTGGGCGTAACCCAGTTTCCAGAGCCGCTCCGCCACCTGCCAGCGGTAGCCGGCGAACTTCTTCTGGCCGAGGCCCATGACGTTCTCCAGCAGCACCGCGCGGGGCTGGGCTTCCTCGATGATCCGCAGCGCCTCAGGGAACAGGTCGCGCTCGTCGGCGTGCCCGAGCTGCTTGCTGCCGACGGAGAACGGCTGGCACGGGACACCCCCGGCGACCAGGTCCACGCCGCGGAACTGGCGGCCGTCGAGGTTGCGGATGTCGTCCTCGATGATTTTCGTGCCGCAGAGGTTGGTGCGCAGTGTGATGCAGGCGTCGGAGTCGATCTCGGCTAGCGCCACGTGCCGGAACCCGGCCTGGTCGAGTCCGAGCGCCTGGCCGCCGCCTCCCGCGCAGATCTCCACGGCTGTGAGGCTCATACGGACGTGACCTCCTCTGGGGTGGGTGCCCGCCAGGCCCATGCCTGCGACCGCTCAGCGCGCCTCTCGTGCAGCGCGCGGAGAGAGTAGTAGCGGCTCTGGATGTCAGCCTTGATGCCGTCCCGGACCCCGAGGTCGATCGTCGCCAGGGCGGCCTGGTAGGCCTTGTAGGAGCAGCGTGGCCGCAGACCCAGGGCAGCCTTCAAACGGCGCGTGTAGACCTCCTGGGCGCGCTCCATGAGGGTCCTGGTGTAGGCGCTGTACTTCGCCCGCAGAGGGTGCCCGTAGTAGCGACCGTGGCAGGCCTCGCAGTAGTGCCGGTACCTGCCTCCGCCGACCGAGGTGCCCCAGCCCTGGACCCCAGAGCCCTTGCAGCCAGGGCAATCGAGGTAGCCGGTGAAGTGCTCCCGGTCGCGGCGCCAGCTCGGGCAGTGCGGCGGGTAGTTCACGCTGCGGGCGCCGTCGAGAACCGCGATCTTCTCGACGTAGGGCCCGGCCGCGGTGCAGGCGTAGCACAGGCCGTTGCACGCTCCGGCGTGGACTTCAGCGGGGTGGTTGCCGTCGGCGTTCAGCAGCTTGTTACAGCGCAGGCAGTGCAGCTCGACCTGGAATAGGCCGTCGCTGCCCATCTGCAGATCCTTGAGCTGCTGCTGCCAGCGTTCTACCACTGCTGCGGCGGGGCCGCGTTCGCTGGTCATATCCGGCCACCCCTCCAGTTGACGGGCCCGTGGACAGCCATCCGGGCACAGAAGACGAGCACCCCAGCGCGCTTGATCACAAGCTGATAGGCCTCGCTGTCAAACGGCACCTTGGCCATGTCGAGCGCGACGTCGGTGAGCAGCCAGGCATAACCACCCGGGGTGAGGATGTAGCGGGGGACCTCGCTGTCGTCCGGGTCCTTGACCGAGAGGAAGCCGCGGTGCACCAGGCTCTCGCAGATCTTCGAGGTGTCGTAGAGCGACCCCGCCAGGGGCGCCAGCGCCCGGGACCAGAATCCGGTGTCAGCGACGGCGCGCAGCACCTGCCGCTGCCGCCGGCCCATGCCGGAGCCGAGGTCGCGCTCGGTCATGACGACGATCCTGCTCATGTCAGGCCTTCTCTGCGTAGATGGTGCTGCCGAAGCCACCGCCGAGGCGGAAGTAGCCGACGATGGGGCAGGAGCCGCGGAGGACCATGGCCACCGGGCTGTCCTTGACAGGAGCCCGGTAGATGAAGATCCCCGGCAGCTCCCTGCTGACGATCCCGGCGTCGAGCAGGTTCTTGTCGGGGGTGCTGAGGTCTCCCTCCCGCCGCAGCTTGATCTCCCGCGCCAGGTGCCAGGCAAGCGAAGAGCTGGCACGGTCGGCGATCATGCGCCCGGCCGCTGCCTTGTCGGGAGCCACCACCAGGACGTGGACCTGGTGGTGGCTGCCGGTCATCCCCAGGGCCCGGCACCAGTCGGTCGGCACCATGGCCACGGAGTTAGACGTGAAGATCTTCATGCGGTGCCGCCAGGGGGGAGGAGGTGAAGTGGGTCAGAACGGTGCGCCGGCTGTAGGACTCGGCGCAGGAGGTGCACACCAGGGCGGTCTCCTGGGGGTCCTGGTTGCGGTAGTTGTAGCTGATCTTGCGGGTGGCCGGGGTGTGGCTGTGGCCGACGGTGTCGCACCGCTTCTGCTGCGGCAGCCGCATGCTCTTGAGCAGCGCGGCCATGGTGAACTCGGCCGGGCCGATGTGGAGGCCGCTGTCGAGGTCCGGGTCGGATGAGGTGAACGCGACGTCGGTGACGCCCTGCTTCGACAGCTTGCGGATGTTCGACCAGCCGCCGTGCAGCTTGACGTCCACCCAGCCGCGGCCGGTGATGAACACCTGGGCGATGCGGACCTTGTGGTGACCGAAGTATTCGCGTACGGCCGGGGCGGTCGCCTCGTAGATGGGAACCGCGGTCACGTCCTGGGCGCCGTATCCCCAGCGGTTGGCGTAGGTGATGGCGCGGGAGCGGACCGAGTCGTAGGAGTTGCCGTGCGCCAGCTCGGCCCACTGGCCCTTGCTGTTGCGCGCGATCCCGGCCACGCCCCACTTGTTCGGCGGGGAGGTGTAGGTGATCTCGGTGCCGTCGGGGGCGTACGCCGCTCCCCTGACCGTCTTGGTGGTGCTGGCCATCTGGTCCTCCTGGCTGCCGGTTTCCTTGCTAAGAGGAACATTACAGCTTTTCTTGCTAACGCGCAACCCCGGTCAGGCAGCCAGGTCCCATCCGGCCCGGACCCAGCGGGCGGGGCTCAGCCGGTGCCATCGTTCGCACCGCAGGATCTCCGCGGCCACGGGCAGGTTCGGGGAGTTCAGTCCTGGCCTGTAGTGGACGTAGCCGTCGCGGTCGCGCCAGTAGTTGCATTTGAGGATGTTGCACTCCGAGCACAGCGTCATCAGGTTCCAGATTGCGGTCAGGCCGCCACCAGCCCACGGGCGGATGTGGTCGGCGTGCAGATCGCCTTTCACCACGCCGCCACCGCCGCACCAGACACACCGGTACCGGTCGGCCCGCATCACGGCCCGGTGCACCCGGGCGGGGATGTCCTGCGAGTTCTGCTGCAGGCGCGGAACGGGATCGCGCCACCTGGTTCCGTTGATCAGCCTGGCCCGGTGGCGGGCCCGTGTCTTAGGCGGGATCAGCAGCATCGGCACCTTGTTCAGCGACACCAGGAAGGCGGGCATCATGATGCCGGCGAGCGCGCCCAGGGAGAGCAGCACCAGCAGGCCCTTCCCCTCGAAAGGCTCGTGAAGGTACCCCCAGCCCGCCACGGCGGCCGTGGGCGGCACGAGAGAGGCCGCGGGGAATCCGCGGGCACGGCGGCGCCTCCTAGCCATGGCGGCGCTCCTGGGGGCCCGCTTGCTGCACCCGGGCAGCCAGCTCAGCGAATTGCTCCTGCAGCGTTCTGATGTCTCCCTCCAGCTCGGCCACCCGGTTTTCCAGGGTGCGGACGAGCTGGAGGGTAGGCACCCCGCCTAGATCCCTGGCGGTGTGGGTGTGATCCTCGCGGGCAGCCCTGCTCACGTCCAGGATGTCGTGCTCGTGCCGGTCGGGTGCGGCACCGACGTCGCGGGCATCGTGGGTGTGGCCGTCGCAGCTCACAGCACACCGTCCCGGTACCGCGCCTCGTGCAGCGCCCCGGCCCGCCAGAGGTCCCCCAGCGCGCTCAGGAGGGTGTGCAGCGAGACCTGGCCGGTGAGCCTGTTGTCGGGGAGTAGCTCGCGGGCCCGCGCCTCGATCACGGCGACAGCCGCGTCCGGCAGCTCGTTGCGCTGCCCCTCGCGGGTCATCGCCACCAGCTTGAGGCGTGCGTCGGCCTCCGCGACCATCGCGTCCCGCAAGCGCTCTGTCTGGTCTACCAGGTCGGTCAGGGAGTAGGTCATGGCTTCCTCCTGCGGACGCTCGGGCAGTTCTCGGGCTTGCGGTGCTTGACCTTCTTCGCCTGGCTCAGCCACAGCCCCCATTGCGTCGAGCGGCCCCAGCACTCCACACAGAAGCCGTGCTTTCTGGCTTCGGCCGTGAACGCTTCCACGGCCTCGTGGCGGGCCTCTTCCCGGCTGGCGGCCTGCTGCTCGTTGAAGCGGTGCAGCCATGCTCGCTGGGAGGATGCCTCTTCGGCCTGCTGCCGTGCCAGGCGGATCTGCGCCACGCGCTCGGCGGTGCCGGCGCCGCCGACGATGCACGCCGGGCTGGCGCACGGGCCGGGCCAGGAGCGCAGCTTGTAGTACTGGCCGCTGGGGTCGCAGACGCCGCCGCAGAACGGGCAGTCCCACGAGCCATCCGGCCACGTGGTGGTGACGGGCCGGGTCTCCCCGTCGATCGTGGTGACCGACGGGGGCGGCAGGGTGACGACCGGAGTGGTCACGTACGGCTCCTTACTTGAAGTAGGCGAGCTGCTTGCGCTCGGCGTTGCGCTGGATCTTGTCGATCTCTGCCTGGGTGGCTCCGGTGCCGGGGTTGGCGGCCTCACGGGCCAGCAGGACGGCCTTGGCCTGCTCGGCTGCCACAAGGGTGGTCTCGTACCAGCAGTGGTGGTCGTTGGGGCCGCTGTAGTGCTTGAACTCCATCGCCTCGCGGAGGACCTCCTTGCAGCGGTACACGGTCTCGACCCAGTCGCCCCGGCCCCCGCGGCCGATGCGGCCGTCGGTGAAGCGCTGCTCGGGGGTGAGGGTCTTGGCGGCCTTCTTGGCGTCGCGCTCGGCCTTGGCAGCGTCACGTGCGCCCTTGGTCTTGTCGCGCTCGACCTGGCCGAGAGTCTTGCTGCGGTGCTCGACCGGGGCGCTGGGGAAGCAGACGCTGCACAGCGCCGGGCCCAGCTCGGCGACCGCGTCCTCGGCGGTCTTGCCGGACAGGTTCGGGTACCAACCCATCGGGGTGGTGGCGTAGACGGTGGAGCAGCCGCGCAGCGAGCTGTGGATGTGCCCGTCGGCATTGCGGCAGGGGAAGAAGCGGGTCCAGCGCTGCTCGCGGTAGATCTCCTCCATGGCGCCGATCTGCTCGCCGATGCGCTTGAAGGCGCGCTTGGCCTGGTCGTACTCGACTCGGGCAATCGGGCTGGACTTCTCGTAGGCCACGCTGGGCGCCATCCCCCAGGGGTGGTTGCGCTGGCAGTAGTCGCGCTTGTCGCCGGCGTCGTGGTGGACCTGGTCGGCTTTGTAGCGGAGAGTCCGCTCGGCCTTGGCCAGCTCATCGAACAGAGCGGCTTCGGCTTCGTCGTGGGCCTTGGGGCTGATGGTCACTGTGCCTCCCTGGTTCGGTTCCTTGCAGAACCAACATTACAGGGTTTCTTGCTAACGGTCAATCCATCCAGCCCAGCTTCGCCAGCATTCCCTCGCGCCAGAGAAGAGCAAAGCCGAGGCAGTTGTTGCAGTGCTGGTGGGTGTGCCCCGGCAGCGGCAGCTCCCGGCACGCCGTCAAGGACCAGGACGTCGAGTCCGAGCTGACCAGGCAGTCGCCGAACAGCTCCAGGCCGGTGGTCTTCACGCCGAAGCCGTGCAGCCGGATGCCGTGGCTGGCGAGGTCGCTGGCGATGATCCCGGCCATCGTCGTGCTCTGCCGCCGGCAGAAGGTGCCGAGCCCCACCGTCTTGAAGCTGGCCAGGTCCACGCCCGCGTCCTCGTACATCTCCCGGCATCGCAGGTAGTCGAACCGGCGCTTGCCCTGGAGCGTGGGGATGACCGGGCACGGCCCGTCGCCCCCGGACGGCCACAGCTCCACCAGGCGCAGGTAGTTGTCCACGGTGCGGCGCAGGTGGTCGTGGACCTGCAGCCCGGTCGCGGCGAGGATCTCGTCCTCATTCATGAAATCCATGCCCGCGGCCCACTGCAGGCTGCCGATCTCCGCCTGGTAGCGCGCGACGTTCGCGAGGTACTGCTGCTCGGTGAACTGCCAGCGGCCGGTGTGCTTGAGCTGCATGTAGCCGCCCGAGTCCAGCGCCCAGGGGCCGATCGCCCGGGGAAGGGTCTTGCGGTCGCGCAGGTGCTGGTCGGCGACGAACAGCGGGACGTCTGTCTGCTCCAGCCATGCGGGCTTGTGGGTACCGAGGTAGAACACAGGGGCCTGAGAGGCCACCGGCCCGGTGGTTAGCCGGGCCGGTGTGGTCGTGGTGGTCATCAGATGTCCATCGGGTAGTGCTGCGGGCCCGCGCACAGTTCGAGCGCCATCTGGTGCTCGCACAGCTTGCCGCTGAACTCCATGGCGCCGATCCCGCCGTCCCAGGTGCCGCCCGAGGCGACCACCGCGGCGTAGCGCCCGGCGTCCTCGGGGCTGCCGCCGCCGGCGACCCAGGACATGACCCCTTCGGCGTAGATCTCGTCGGCCTGCTGAGAGGCCAGCTCCTCGCTCACCTCGTAGCAGGCGCGGACCGCGGCGGGGTTCTCGTGCCGGACGCGGACTTCGAACCGCGGGTGGTTGCCGCACAGGATGCCGTGCGGGGCGGTGTCCTCGGGGAGCCCGAAGCTGCCGGAGTTGTAGCCCTCTGCCTCGCGGACCAGGTCTTGTGTCATGTTCGCTGCCTCCCTGTAGCCGTCCCTTGCAAGACAGAACATTACAGGGTTTCTTGCTAATGCGCAACCTGGACGTTATGCGGGTGGGCGTTGAGGTAGGCTCCGGCTTCCTTCTGCCAGTAGGGGTGCACCAGCACCGACGGGCCCAGGAGTGAGCCGAAGGCGGGCAGGCCGCAGACGCAGCGCTGGCCGCCCCACCAGCCGTTCTCCGCCAGCGCCTCAGCCGGCGCAGGTGTGATCTCGTTTGCAGGTGCGGTCTCGTTCATTGCCTGGTTCTCTCCTGGGCGGTGATCGTGAGCAAGTTGACGGCGTGCTGGAGCTGCCCGGCAAGTGTCTGCGCTGCCCTCTCGTTCCCGGTGCAGGCGCGGGCGACTGCGAGCAGCAGGGGGAAGCAGTCGGTCTCCGCGTTCGCTGCCGCCAGGATGGCCGACTTCATTATCGAGATCTTCCGGTCGGTGAAGCCGCCGAGCTGCCAGTGGGCGAGGACCTCGTCGTGGAGGATTTCGTCCAGGGTGGCCGGTGCGGTCATTGCCGGCACTTCCCCTCGTGGCCCTCGGCCAACGCACGGCCCGGCTTGCACGTGACGCACCGGTTGTAGAGCGGGATGCCGGCGGTGTCCTCGTGCTGGTCCAGGTTGGTGGCGGCGGCTTTCCACTCGTCGTCCAGGGCCTGCAACTGCTGTCGTAGTTCTGCCCGCCTCACCGCGTAGGTGGAGGAGATGGCGTTGTAGCGGTCGCAGGCCTTCTCGTAAGCCTCTTCGCTGGTCGCGGCGATCTGCGCGCGGCGCGTCTCAGTCATGCCGACGGCCCCCGCTGCGCGAGCAGTTCTTCGGTGACCTTCTGCGCGAGGATGTGCGAGTCGAACGCCGCGAACACGGCGACACGCACCTCGGGCGGCGCGTCCATGTCGCCGCCGAACCGCTGCCAGAACGACAGCGCCAGGCGGATCAGCTCGTCAAGCTGGTCGCTGCCGTAGGGGACCGCGAACCGGATGAACCGCTTGGTCTCGTAGGTCACCTCGATCGAGCGCTTGCGGTAGACCAGGCCGCGCTTTCCCGCTACCAGGTTGTTCACCCGCAGCCCGCTGGCCTTGGCCCACGGGTCCCAGGCGTTGCGGCGGACGCCCTCATCGAGCTGGTGGAAGCCGAACCTGATGGTGATCATGGCGTGTCCTCGGGAGTGAGGTAGTAGCGGACGGCGCCAACACGGGTGTCGGCCTGGATGTAGCCCTCGGTGCGCAGCATTGCTGCCCACGCCTGGGTGTCGTTGGAGTTGGCCGGCAAGCCGTGGTCAGTGAGATACCAGGCCAGGTCTGCCAGCCCTATGGCGCCGCCTGGGGCGTTGTTGTTGACCGGCAGAAGCGCCTGGATGATGAGCGCCTGGCCATCCCGGGCCCTGTCCACGTGGCGCTGGTCGTACGGGGTCATGACGCCTCCTGAGCGGGCAGGTAGCGCTTGGCGGCGGCGCCGAGCAGATCCGCGACCGCGTCGGTGCGGCGCCTGCGGCTCCTGGTCCGGTGCCCGGTGATGGGCCCTGCTGACCAGCTCTGGCACGAGGGGAGGCTGCCGAACCGCTCCACGGTGCCGATGTAGTGCCACGTGCCGCCCGTCTGGGTCTGTACCTCGACGCGGTAGCTGCGCCGGGTCGTGCCACGGCCGTTCGGGATGACGCGGTGGTTGACGATCTCGGTGTTCATCTCGTGGCCTCCCTGATCGCCTGGCGCTTGCGGTTGGCGCGGCCGGTGCGGCCAGGCCGCACGTCGGGCCGGCGGGCACGGGCCCGGAGCGCCATGATCTCGGCGCCCCGCTTGCCCTTGCTCCTCTTCACGGTGCTCACTCCCCCAGCGCTGATGCGATGGCGTCCATGGCGGTCTCGGCGCTGACCAGGCCGCGCCGGTAGTTGCCGGCCAGCTCACGCACCAGGGCGGTGTAGCTGCCGGCCAGGAACTCGTCCCGCAGCCGCATGGCCTCGTCGTAGTGGTCCTGCTCGCTGTACCGGACGTGACTGCCGGCTCGCGCATCCCGTACGAGCACGGCCAGCTCCGCGGTCGCTTGGTCGATCTGGTGGTTGCCGGTGACCTTGACCCCGCGGGTACCCATCTGGTCTGTCATCGTGCTCACTCCCCGAACGGTCCGTTTTCGAAGCAGGATGCGCGGTAGGCGACTTCGCCCAGGTTCTCGGCGTAGACGCCGGTCACCTCGCCGTGCAGGTAGGCCCGGAAGCCCTTGATCCGGATGCGGCGGACGGTGTACTCGTCGTTCCACTGCAGGTCGATCGTGACCTTGTAGCCGTGGCCGACGGGAAGGATGACGCCGTGGTCGTTGTAGAACATCCGGCCGCCCGAGATCGCCAGGAAGTTCATCCGGCCGAGCTGCTGCATGAGCAGGCCGATGTCGCAGCGGTCACTGAACCGGCGCTTGTCCTCGGCGAGGAATGACTCGTCCATCTCGCGGGGCGTGGTCTGCGTGATGGTCATCTGGTGCCTCCCTGGCTCGGTTCCTTGCGAGTCCTACGTTACAGGGTTTCTTGCTAATGTCAATCTAGCAAGAGGCACCGACAGAACTACTCCGTGGTGAGGTCCAGGAGCGGGACTTCGCGGGGAGGCCGCTTGGCCACGCCGTCGTCACAGCGCAAGATCCGCAGCCCCTCAGGCAGCAGCGGCTGGCCTCTCCGCAGCAGGTGCAGCCATGTGACCAGCTCGTGCTTGACGGTGAAGGCCGCGGGGTCCTCGCCTGGCCTGGTCACGATGAAGATGGTCCGGGCGCGTGCCATCAGAGCCGCTCCTGCAGCGGCACCCCGGCAGCGGCCTGGAGTACCGAGTAGGCCAGGTGGCGCTGCCACTCCTCGACGGTGCTGCCCTCGAACCTGCGGCACGAGCAAGCGACAAAGTCGCCCAGCACACCTGGAACGCCGAGCACGCCACGCGGCCTGTGGTGGCTCACCTCGTCGGCTGCACGCCTGAGGCCGTCGTCGCCGAGGATCTCCCCCGAGCGGTCCTCCCGGCCGCCCTCGTAGGCACGCCGGAGCGCCTGGAGGGCATCCTCGGGCGAGTCCAGCTTGTACCCGGGGCCCAGCCACAGCACGGGCGTGGGCGGGGCGTCAGGCGCGGTCCGCTCGCGGATCTCGTAGCCGAGCTGCCCGCGGGGCAGCATGGCGAGTTTGTAGGTGCGCTGGGTCATCGCCATTCACTCCAGCCCTGCCGCCTTGTAGACCTGCTCGATGATGTCCCGTGCGTCGTCACGCTCCACGCTGATGCTGATGCCTGCTTTGAACACCAGCGACTCGATGTCCTCCAGCAGGTCGGCGCGGATGTTCTCATCCAGCGAGTCGAACGCCTTCAGCAGCTTCACCCGGCGTGCTGCGGATGCCTCCCGGTTGTTCGGGTTCATGGCCAGGCACGAGGGGCGCCCGGCGTCCCTGGATGGCTTCATCATGTTTGCTCTCCCGTTTCCATCGCGCTGTCGTAGATCAGTTTGTCCAGGGCGTCCAGCAGGCCGCGCAGGCTGCCGCGCTGCTCAGGCGTGAACAGCCCCCAGGCGGCCGGTGTGGCCTCGTCGCGCAGGATCTTGAGCATGTCCAGGGACTCGCCCCGGTGGGTGTCTATGACCAGTTGGTAGCGCTTGACGTAAGCCCGGTCGTAGCCATGGCGCAGCGCCGGGTGGATCTCATGGACTGATCCACCCGGCTGCTCGGCTGGCTGGCTGGTCACTAGATTTCGTCCATGTCAGTGTTCCTCGTCTTCTACCAGCGTCAGGCTGTAAACCTTGTAGGCCGGGACCTTGAGGCCCTCGTTGCGCCTGGCCGCGAACGCCTTAGCTCCCTCGACGGTGAATGCCAGGCCGTCCTCGGCATTACGGAAGACATAGCCGCAGGAAGTGTCTACGGCTACCGCGTCAGGCACCGCGACGAGGCGGCGGGTCGCGGGGTCGGGTTCGGGGATGACGAACGTCTTGCGCGGGTACTGGGCCAGGGTCCTCCAGGCGCGCACCGTGAGTCCGCGGGCGGTCTTCTCGCGGTCGATGCGGCGGCCGTGCTCGTCCAGGACGTGGACCTGGCCGCGGGCGATCAGGAGGACGCCGTAGTCCCGCCAGCCGTGGCAGATGCGGGCGCCGTTGCTGCGGTACAGCCAGCCGCCCGCGCGGCCGGTCACGCCGTGCGCCTTGCCGAAAGCCTTGGCGGCTGCTTCGAGGTTCTTGTACGTGGCCATGTCAGGCACCCTTCCTCGTGAGCGTGGCGACCGCGGCGGCGAAGTGGGAGACGATCTCGGGGCGCTTGGTGACGGCCCAGGTGGGGCGGCCGATCGTGATGCTGTCGGCGCCCTCGGTGGTGACGGTCCAGCCGTACCACTTGCCCATCCGGCCGTACTTGTCGCGGACGTCCACGCAGCCGAGGAACTCACCGGCAGCGTCGCGCACCTGGTAGGCGATCGAGTAGGTGTCCGGCCCGCCACTGAGGACCTGGCCGCGGGGGTTGGTGCTGACCTTGACGTTGAATCCCGCCGCCTTGAGTTCTTCCGCGAGTCGGCCCCAGCCTGCCTCTGATGCCATTCCCGTGCCTCCTGTCGTCCGGTCCCTTGCAAGACCAACATTACAGGGTTTCTTGCTAACGCACAACCCCAGGGAGGTGCTTTCGCTTCCTCCCTAGGGTTGCCTGGATCAGGCGGCCGGGACGACCTCGAAGTCCATTTCGCGCCAGTCACGGATGTTGTAGCGGCCGTAGCCTGGCACCCCGAACGTGTTGCCCTTGATGAAGTCGAACTCGGCCCACTTGGTGCCGTCGGTGAACTCGATCGCCCGGGGGAACTTCACCGTGGTGCCCGGGGTCACCGTACGGGCCAGTGCCACGCGCTCCAGCCGCTGGCGGCAGGCGGTGCGCCACTCGCGCGCCGACTCGTTCGAGCAGTAGCCGTGGCCGCCTGGCACGTGGAACGGTGCGCTGCCGTCGGCCTGGCGGGCGCTCTCGGGGAAGTGGTAGCAGTGCGGGCCGGTGCACTCGCTGCGCACCTTCCCGGGGTCAGCTTCGTACACCCACTGGCCATCGCGCACGGTCAGCTCCTGGTTGCAGAGCTGGCAGTAGGTCTCGTCGTGGTGGCACTCGGGGATCGGCGAGAGCAGGTCCAGGACCTGAGCCGAGGCGCCGAAGTCACCGGGGCCGCACTCTTCGCTGCACGCCTTGTAGGTGAAGTTGAAGTACCCCCGGCTGCGCCAGGTCAGCGTGACAAGCGCTTCCACGTTGCCGGTGCGGTTGTCGCGTACCGCGGCGTAGTGGGTGGTGCCGGTCATGTTGCTGGCGATGATCGTGTAGTGCTCGTCCAGCTCGCCCTGCATGACCTGGGTGGTCGTCTGGCCGGGCTCCCGGTGGAAACTCGTTGCGCCCACTGTCTGCCTCCTCTGTGGTTCGGTCCCTTAGCAAGAAACATTGTAACAGAGGGGGTCCGACAGTTTGGAGGGTCAGGCCGGCAAACTGCCCTCAGCCTCCAGGTTTGCCTCGGCGGAGCGCACCCGCGGCGGGATCGTGCCGTCGGCCACGAGCTGCGCGTGGCGCTCCAGCAGCGAGGAGCTGGCGGCCATATGGCGCTCGGTCCACCGGGCGCGGTAGTCGCAGATCCGGCACAGGTCCAGCCACACCATGAGTCCACCGGTCAGGGGCGACGGCTCGACCAGGTGGGAGACGAAGATGCGCCGCCTGGTGCACAGGGAACACTTGCGGTCGTCGCGGTTGAGCATCGCGGCGCGGGCGTCTGCGACGTCGCACCACTGGCCGTAGAAGGCGGCCCAGTCGGGGTCGAACTCGGGCGCTGTGGCCAGGACCACAATCAGCCGGTCCACGTGCCTGGGGCTGACGTTCATGTCAGGATGCCCTCCTCCGTCTGCGGCTGTTCCTCTGCGAAGGGCAGCTTAGCAAGGAAAGCTGTATGCATGCAACGCAGCCGGTTATACGCATATACGCATACTTGATGATCTTGCCAGGCGTCTGGCACTCAGCCGGAACGCTGTGCCGCCTCTCCTGGCACAGGCTGTGCCAGGAGCTGGCTCACGAACATCAGGCACTGGCACCCCGGCACCTGGCACGGCCCCAGCCTGCCGGAACGCCCCTTGTGCCAGACCTTGGCGTGCCAGCACGTGAACGGCACGCTGGCACAGGCCGAGCCGTGGGCTGGCACGCTCTCGCCGCGTGCCAGCCTGTCCACCAGGACGCCCTCGTCAGGCGTCATCGGGTGCGCGCCACGGCCGCCGCGGAACGCGCGCCAGAACCTGGTGGCCTCAGGGTGCAGCCGGCACTCCTCGCTGCCGGGGTAGCCGGCCTGGTGCAGCTCGGCGCAGCGGGGGCAGACAGGCTTGGTCATCGCGCGGCCTGGTCCACCATGCGGGCGTTGTCGAGGACCTGCTGGCGGTTGGCCTGCTTGGTGGCGGCCTCCAGCTCCCGGCTCAGCCTGCTGATGATCGCGCGCTGGCTCTCGATGTGATCGGCCAGGAGCATGACCCGGCCTCCGGTGTAGGCCAGCTTGCAGGTCTTCCTGCGGCCGTCGATGGTGTAGAGCTTCGTGCCGTCGGGACCGACGAGCACCCAGTGGGTCAGCGTCCAGTGCAGCCGCCGCCTCCTCGCCGGCGGGTGAACAAGCCTCATGACAGGAACTACCTTCTTCTCTTGATCTCTCCGTGGATGAACATGAACACGGTGCCCGCGGCGATGAACCAGGGCCCGACAATGTCCGCGCCGCCTCCGGGCCAAAACCAGCTCATGACCCAGATCGTGGCCCCCAGGGCGATGAGCGCGGTGCCCAGGAGACTCGCCATGCTGTCGCGGTGCGGCCGGGTGCTCAGGAGCCTCAGGACGTCCCGGGCCCGCACCCGTCCCCGGTACACCAGCTCCCGCTTGCGGAGCGCTGTCCGGGCCTCCTGGAGCGCCTTGGGCAGGTTCCTGGGCATGGGTCTCCAAAGCGGTATCCGGGGGATGAGTCAATGGTGTCAGTCCGGGGGCGGTGCTGTGTAGGTGACGCCCTGGTACTTGATGGTTTCTTCACCTGTCAGGTTCCGGTGCGCCTGCACGATCAGGCCGGTGATCTGCTGGGCGAGCTGGACGGCGAGCCTCAGCCGCACCGCGATGTCATCCCGGCCTTCCCGCGAGCCCAGTGCGCCCTGGAGCGCGCTCTTCAGGTCCGAGGCCTTGATGATCGATTCGATGAGCGGCTTGCCGTCGGGCAGGGGCGCTTCCTCCGGCCTGGGACTGGCCTCGCTCTCACTGTTGCGTGCTACAACTTTGGCCGGCCACTTGTTGCCCGGGAACACGTTCGACAGCGGCCCACCGGTCGTCACCCGGAAGCACCTGCCGGGCTTGCACACCCCGCTGCCTACCTCCAGGTTGCTGCCGTGGCAGTAGCCGCCGTCGGGGCAGCGGCCAGCTCGGGCCCTGCGGGCATCCGGGCAGGCGGGGCACGGCACGACAGGCTCGCCGTGCATCTCGGTGGCGTCCTCCATGCGCAGGCAGACCCGGCAGCGCCGCGAGCATGCCATGGTGCTGCAGTGGTTGCGGCATTCCTGGCCGTCGTGGCAGTGGCCAGCTAGCCGGTGGTTCTCGGGCCCCCGGTCGGCCTCCGGAAGGTTCCGGTCGTGCCCGAACGGCAGCACGCAGCCGGGGCTCTCTTCGCAGTATCCGGGTGTGTGCTCGTCAGCGTGGGTGTGGTCGTCATCCAGGACGCCTTCGGTGGCTTTTGCGAACTGGTGCCAGGGGTGCTCGCAACCGGTCTTCGGCAGCCAGGGCGAGCGGCACTCCGGGCACGAGCGTGCCTTGGCGTCGAACACGTACAGCTCTTCATCGCTGGAGACGCTGAATCCTTCTGCGGGGGTCATCTGGGCTCCTCGTGTTTGGGTGGCTTGCGGCGGCTGCTGATCGTGGCGTCGCCCATGAAATGCAGGAGCCGGAATGCCGTGACGATGAACAGCAGCGCCCCCACCGCGGTGGCTATCAGCCCGTAGCGGGTGGGGAGGAACGATCCGGTGATGAAGGCTCCCGCGGTGCACAAGGCAAAGACCGCTACCTCGATCGGCGGCCGGGGACCGGGGTGCTCGGGCTCTGTCATCGCTGCCGCCCCCGTTTGGCGGTGGCGGCTGCGTAGTGCATGGTCGCTTCTCCCGCGAACGCGGCCATCCGGTCCCACTTCTGCCTGCGTTTACAGAACGGGATCATTGCCGCCGCCTCGTCTCCGGCCGCGATGTGTTCGTCCGGGGTCATGCTCCCGAGGCCGGGAGGTTCATCGAATTGGTGCTCCGGGAGGTCGTGGTACTCCTGCGCCGCTTCCTCGGCGGTCATGGGGAGCCGGGCGTCTTCCGCATCCTGGCTGCCGCCTCCCGTCGTGGCGTACGTCTCGCCATCGTCTCGCCGCGCGCCCATCCACCGGCCGCTCACAGCTTGGTCCCGGGGGCGTGTGCCCGCAGCATCTGGTGGCAGCGGTGGTTCTCGGGGATGCCGTCGGGCGCGGGAGCGTGGTACCACCAGGTGGGCGACGGCTCCCATATGACTCGGCGGCGGTGCGCGATGCACCAGCTCACATGGATGGTGCTGTCGAGCGTCATGGCCTCCTGCCGGGGCGCGGCTTCCCTCTGGCGGTTTATGGCTTCGGTGAACGCGAGATGGGCGGGGAAGGCCTGGAGGTAGTCGGCGAGGACCTGGGCGGTGGCTTCGTCGGCAGCGATCAGGGTCCCGAGTGCTAGCCCGTTGGTGCCTGGTTCCGGTGAGACGTAAACGGCCCACCGGCCGATTTCGGAGGCGGGACGTTCTACGGCCACGGCCCGCAGGCCCGGCTCGCTCATCATGTGGGCTCCCCGGGCACGCAGACCAGCTCGAAGATCGCCTGCGGGATGACGAAGAATCCCCCGGGGAAGGTGCGGATGACCCAGTCGCCTGGCTTGGCGGTCTGCTCGCCCGCGGCGGTCTGTATGGCCAGGGTGGTCTCGTCTCCCATGCCGCCCGGGTGGTGGAAGTCTGCCGCGTTGACCATCAGCCACCCGGCCATTCCCCCGGCCTGGATCAGGTCGCCGGGGAGCCACTGCATCGCTTCAACCCCGGGGACCTTGAGGCGGTACAGCGCGGGCATCCCGTATCCGGGGCGGAGGAGCGGGAGCCCCTTGCCCTGTCTCCTGCCTGCTGCTCTCGTCACTGCGCATCCTCCTTGGTGTGGTTGTCCTGCTGTTTCCGGCCGGTGTAGACGAGCACGTGGGCGTAGATGACGGCCCCGGTGGCACCGGTCAGGGCGCGGGCCCACGTGGGGAGCGGGGTCAGGTGCGGGAAGGTGCTCAGCGTCATCATGGCGATGGACACCAGGCCGGACCAGAAGAGGAGTTCCTTCTTCCAGCGCGGCCGGTGGTCTGCTGCCATCACGTCTCCTCCAGCCTCATGTAGCGCACGGTCACTTCGTCCGTGCCGTGCTGGGGGCAGCGGTAGGACGGCTCCACGATGCCGCCACGGATCTGGCGGCGGAAGGTGTGCCCGCACGCGAGTTCGACCCGGTAGGTGTCGCTACCTGCCGTTCGTCCCATCTGCCCTATTCCTCCCTCGCGCACCCGCGCCCGCGACCGTCTAACGCGCGCCCGCGCGCACGGCCTCGGGCAGCCTCTCGAAGTCGAGCAGCGGCCAGCAGTAGTGCTGCTCGCCGTCGCTGGCCTGGATGATGATCGTGCCGTCGGCGCTGGTGCCGAGCATGATGCCTTCGCAGACGAGCCTTTCGTCCTTGCCGTAGGTGGCCCGGACCAGTGCACCGAGGTGCGAACTGTCGGTGACCTGGGCGGTTATGACGAACCGCGGCTTGTCCCGCAGCAGGCGCTTGGGGTGGTCGCTGGCCACCAGGTACTTCCGCACCGCCCAGTCGTAGGCGACGATCTGCTCGAACCTCGACCACCGCCCGATAGACGCCTGGCCGATGGTGACGCCGACCATCTCCAGGACGTCGTGGAGCTGCTCGGCATCGAAGTGGCCTGGCACCATGAACTCCGGTCTCATCATCTTCTTGTCCCTCCCCTTGGTGGTGCTGTTGTGCGGGTGTTCAGACAGCCGGCACTTCGTGCATCGAGCTGGTACCGTCGCTGGATTCCTGCAGCAGCTCAGGAAGCGGCACAGCCTGCTCGGCCTCCTCGGCCTGCCAGCGGTAGAACGCGGCGAGCGACTGGTGGGCCTGGGCGAGTTTCCTGAGGTCCGGCCTACTGCTGGCGCCTCTTTGCACGTAGCGCTCAAGCGATGTGATGGCTAGCGGGTCGCTGGCCCGGAGCACGAAGACGTGCTCGCCGGGCGGGATGGCCACGCCGTCGGGCCCGATGATCTTCCCGTCGCTGATCTGGTAGCCATTTGATAGCTGGTTCATGATCATCCTCCGTTTAGTGTTGCGAGCATTCGCCCTGGTCAGACTCGGGGGGTAGCAAGGGGGCTGAGCGGCCTACTTCGCTGGCGGCCTCCGGTTAGCGCGGTGCCTGGGTGCGGTGCTGTTCCGGCCCACGCGGTAGCCGATGTAGAGACACGCAACGGCCAGGACGAGTTCGCCGGTAATCAGCCACGCCCAGTGCTGCCAGCTCATCGTGCTCTCCTGCCGGTCGCGGCCCACTGCAGCACGAACGACCACACCATGGCGGCGAACCCTATGGATGCCACCCAGCGGCCGGGCCCGTGCCACATCACCAGGACCCACAGCAGGACCCCGGCCATGAACAGGGTCAGGACCATCGAGGACCACAGCAGCGCGACCCGGTCGATCGTGTACCGGCCTGCCTTGCGCTCGTGCAGCCCGAACGCGCCTGCTACCGCGCCCCACGGGGTGCGGTAGGACCAGACGGCGCAGCATCCCGGCGTGCCCGCGTTCCATACGGCGAGCGAGCGCGGCCTGGGCAGCCGTGCCCAGCAGTTGCGCTGCAGCCATGGCCGCAGGCCCCGGCCCAGTTTGGGGTCCATCACCAGCACGATCGGCTCACCTGGAGGAGTCGTCATCGCCATCCTCCGGGGGCGCGATGATCGTGTATCCGTGGTCGCCCAGGATCTCCGCCATAGCGTCGAGGCGCCGGCCGCGGAGCAGCTCGGCCTCGGCTTCGGTGATGACGCTCTGGCTGAGGGTGAGGTCATTGAGCGCCAGTCCGTCGAATGCGCTCTCGACCACCACGTGGCGCTCGATCGTGGGGGTGCCGAACGCGGTGTCCTTGACCTCGACCACCAGCTTCAGGGGGATCTCGCCCCGCTGGAGCTGGGGCAGGCCCTTGGTCATGCGCTCGACCTTGCCGCGGCTGATGACCAGGTAGACGGTGTCTTTCACGGGTTCCTCCTCATTCAGCCGCCATGCTACAGGCTTTCTTGCTAACGCGCGAGACTAGAAAGCCACAATCGTGTTGCCTGTTAGCAAGAAACCCTGTAATGTTGCTCTTGCAAGGGAACGAGCTACCAGGAGGCGTGCAGGATGAAGCTCAAGCACTCAAAGAGCCGGGTTGCTGTATGGGGCATCTGGCCCGAGCGCACCCCCGGTGGGCGCGTCTGCATCGCCATGGCGTTCGGGCACCACTGGTTCGACCTGTGGGTTGGCTGAGGAGGCCACGATGAGCAGCTACCGGTTCACATACGCCACCGACGGGGCGGGTGCCTCCATCTCCCGCGACGAGGCCGTTGACCGGCTGTCCAGTAAAGCGGGGAGCGTGGTCGTGACCTTGTACCCCGGGCCCACGTCGGTGCAGATCGAGCCAGGTGGCCTGGGCTCTCCCTACGTGGTGCCCCCGGGCTGGGGCCACCTGCCTGCTTCACGCGCTGAGAAGGCGGGGCACCTGATGATCGAGGCCGCGGCGCTCGCTGCGGAAGCGGAGGAGTAACGAGATGTGCACCGAACCACGCGACCTGAGCGCCACCGAGTACGAGATAGCCGACAAGCTGACCGGCGCAGGCTGGAAGGCACACCGCTGCATGGACGCCTGGACCGCCTTCGAGAAGGACGGCCGCCAGGTCCTCATCAACTGGGACTCCGCGGGCGAGATCGAGTCCGTCGAGGGCATCCCCGCGGCCGAGCTGCTCGGCTTGCTGACCGGCACCCCGGAGCGCCCCGCCAAGGACACACCCGCCTACGGCCTGTGGCTGGCCGCGATCGAGGTGGCCATCCACGCGCCATGGCGCCAGAACACCAGCACCGGCACCGCCTCAGCCAAGATCCCCTGGGGCGACATCCACGCGCTGCGGCGCGTCCTGGACCGGCTGGGCATCGACTGGACCGCGGCCAAGCGCAAGAACGACGCCAGGCGCCGGGACCGCGCGCTGCAGGGATGGCAGGGCAGCGGGTCATGAGCTACGGCCACGCACACGAGCTACTCGCTAACGGTGCTAAGAGCCCGGCCGCCGAGCTGCGTGTGGCTGTGCGCAAGCTGAAGGCGTGGGCCGACCTGAACCCGCGCCTCGTGGAGCTGTACCTGGACTTCGAGGCGTGCCTGCGTGATATCGATGCCCACCTCCAGGAGCACACCAGCCCGATCCCCGAGGAAGACCTGGAGGTAGAGGTGTTCCGTCGTGGCAAGCATGCTGTGGGAGTGCGTCTCACCCACCTGCCCACCGGCCTGGTGACCTCGGCTTTTCGCGCGTCTGCGATCCAGGCGAAGACCCACGCGCTCACCGAGCTGCGAGCCAAGATTTCGGGCCATGCTGGAGAGCCTCGGGAGCACTGATGGCTAAGAATCAGCCGCACATCAAAGCGGCGCTCAGCCCGCACCCCGACGGCGACCGCATCGTCTTGTGGATCAAGAACACCCCCCGCGAGGACTTCCCGGACATGCTCGTCAAGGTGCGCGCGATCCACGGCACCCGGTTCGACTGGGACGAGAAGGTCTGGCACATGCCCCTCACCAGGCCGAACGCCGACCGGGTACTCGCCCTGGCATCTCACGAGAACGTCGAGATCGCCCCGGCCCTCGGCGCCTGGATGGCTGACCGCGCCTTCCTGGAGCGGATCGTCGCCCTGGAGGCCGGGCTCGCCGCCGTCCGGCAGCACCTGGGCCTCGACGTCCCCGATCCCGAGCGGCAGGCGGACGAGCTGCTGCGTGCGCTCACCCCCGGCGAGGCTGACAAGCCCCCGTTCTGACATTGACCGTTAGCAAGAAACCCTGTAACCTCTGCACGAGTCCTAAAACACCCAAGCAAGGACGGAGAGCACCATGAACGACAGCGCCAAGTACACCCAGATGCACGACAAGCTGGACGGCTCGATCGAGCAGATGATCGAGGCGATCGACAACGCCGGCACCGGCTTCACCCCCGCGCCGTTCGCCGGGGTCTGCACGGCCAAGGTCCTGCTGGCTCACGCCCAGTACACCGAGCTGGGCGATGAGCGTGCCGGTGGCTGGCAGCTCTTCCGCCAGCGCCTGCAGACCGCGGTCCAGGCCGTCACCCGCTCCTACGACAGCGGCCAGCCCACCCAGTTCGGCCTGTGGGACGGCCTGCACTTCGCGGCGGTCGAGGCCGGCAAGATCGACGGCGAGCAGGTGGCCATGAACGGGGAGACGGTGGCCCAGGAAGCGCAGGACTCCGGTGCCTAAGATCGCCTACGCCCGCACCAACTTCAGCAAGTCCTCGGTCGAGGTCATCTCACGGGCTATCACCATCTGCGAGGCCTACGCCCAGCAGGGCTACAACCTGACGCTGCGCCAGTTGTATTACCAGTTCGTTTCCCGCGACTGGCTGCCAAACACCCAGCAGAGCTACAAGCGCCTCGGCTCGATCGTCAACGACGCCCGCGTGGCCGGGCTGATCGACTGGGACCACCTGGAAGACCGCACCCGCAACCTCGAACGGCTGGCCCAGTGGGACAGCCCCGAGAACGCCATGGATGCCATCGCGGCCCAGTTCCGGCTGCCGCTGTGGGCCGAACAGCCCGAGTACGTCGAGGTGTGGGTCGAGAAGGAAGCCCTCGCCGACGTCGTGTCCAGGCCCGCCGAGCGCTGGTTCGTGCCCTACTTCCCGTGCCGCGGGTATGTCTCGCAGTCGGAGATGTGGCGGGCCGCCCAGCGCATCCGCAGGCAGGAGCGTAACGGCAAGAAGGCCGTGATCATCCACCTCGGCGACCACGACCCGTCCGGGATCGACATGACCCGCGACATCGAGGACCGGTTGTGGCAGTTCGGTTCCCAGGTCCACGTCGAGCGGATCGCCCTCAACCTGGACCAGATCAGCCGGTACAGGCCGCCGCCGAACCCGGCCAAGCTTACCGACGCCCGGCATTCGGGATATGTGGACCAGTTCGGTGACGCGGTGCTTGACGAGAACGGCGAGGCGATGTCCTGGGAGCTGGACGCGCTCGACCCGGCCACCCTGGACACGCTGATCGAAGACACGATCCTGGCGCACCTCGACCGGGACCAGTGGGATGGCGACTACGCGGTCATGGAGCAGGAGCGCGCGGTCCTGACTGCGATCTCGGAGAACTGGCGCGAGCTGGCCGGGTTCGTCCGCAGCTCGGGCTGGGTGCAGCAGGGAGAGGACGAGGACTGATGGCGCTGACCATAACCACCCTGGCGTTGCTGCAGGCCGAGGTTGAGCAGATGGACGATGCTGCCGACCTGGCCAGGGTGCTTGCTGCTGTCGGCAGCTTTGCGCTGGAGAGGCTGGGCTTCACCCCGGGCGCTCCCGCGGATGTGAAGATCGACATCGGTGACGAGGACCCGGACCGGATGTCGATCAAGATCATCTGGCCGGTGCCTGACAGCTCAGATCCTGACACCGAAGCGCCTACCGAGGAGAACTGATGGACCAGGCGAAGATCGAGGAGATCACCGCCCTGATTGACAGGGCCAGCGAGAACGAGGCGCTCAGCGCTCTGGGGGAGATGCTGCCCAGAGAGCTGCCCAGTGACGCCCGCAGCTCGATCCTTTTCGCTGCGGAAGCGGCCAAGAGTGCCCGGCAGACACTGGCTGACGCCATCGCCGCCGCGACCGACGGGAAGCTGGCCATCGCCGCCGCGATAGCCCAGGAGGCGCACAGCTCCGCTGCCTTGGTAACCGGACGGCTCAAGAACGCCGAGATGATGCGGAGAGCCGGGAGATGATCGCTAGCCCGCCCCCGCCCGGACCGGGCACCTGCCACTCGACCTGGACCGCCAGCCTGAACACCAGCGGCGACGGCGGCACGGGCCTGTGGGAGGACAACGACTGCGGCTTCCAGGGCCGTATCCGCCTGGTGTGCCGCCAGCTCTCCGGATCGGGCACCTCGATCGCCCGCGGCGACTGGGAGGTAGCCGATCAGCTCAAGGACTCGGCTGCCTGCCCGAACGGCATGCCCGAGGTGATCAACGGCTCGTGGCAGAAGCGCAAGGCCGCGGGCGATACCGTCCGCACCTGCCGGTTCTACCCCGTCACCAAGCCGTGCACGACTACCAGCTACCCGGTCCGGCTGACGGTGCTGTCATGACCGGCTTCAGCAAGAGCTGGCCTGACGCCGAGGACCTCACCACCCAGTACGCCTGGCCTGACCTCATCGAGCCGCCCCCGATCATCAAGCCGGCGCCTATCGAGGTTCGGCCGATCGACCAGGCGGCTGTCACCAGGATTCTGGGTGCCAGCTCACCCGGCCTCTACTACGACGAGGCGGCTCAGTTCGGCCGCCTTGACCCTCATCTGCTGGAAGACCTGCTGCTCAAGGGCCGCAAGACCGGCCTGGCTGAGGAGGACCAATGCCCAGATACCTGATCAGCCTGACCGACGAGAACGCGGCCAAGCTGGAGAGCAGGCTCGGTGGCGCCTTGCGCATCATCCCCGCCTGGGGCGACTCGTTCTCGGGCCCGCTCATCGCCAGCCTCGACGCCGTCGCCGACAAGGAGCTGGAGCCCGTCCTCGACCGCCTGGCCGCGGGCGTCTCCATGTACCACCACGGCGGCCCGCCCGGATCGCGCGGCAAGATTCATCGCGCCGGGTGCGACGAGCTGTGCACCGCCAGCGGCCCCGAGGCCGCGCTGAAGCGCTACGCGGAGAAGCTGGCGGAGCGCGCAGGCCCCGACCCCTACGGCGGCCGTGGCATCCGCGTGGGTGACCACTGGGAGCCACCGATCGGTGCCATGCCCGGCGACCGGCTGCTGATGGGCTACAACGGCACCTGCACAGCCAATGCCAGGCGCGGCACCGGCACCGGGATCTGCGACCGCCCCCTGGACGAGCTGGGCCAGTGCGACCGGGCCAGCGACCACATCTAGGAGGCGCCTGGTGGATCGTGATGCCGCGCTTGAATGCGCCGTTGAGGCGATGCAGGCCCATGGCAACACGGGGCTGACTGACCAGTGGTGGCGCAGGTGGCTGCCGGAGGATTATGCCGCTAACACCGCTATGCACCTGCGGAGATGCGCGGGCTGCTGTGGCTGGCACGGAGGCCGGATGGGGCACCATCTGCCGGGGCTGCCGACCACCGTCCAGATGAGCCTGTCTTGCTTTCTGATGGAGCGGGCCGTGCGGCTGATTTCGGCGAGTGATACCGATTAGGAGACACATGCTGAACCTGTACCGAATCCCCCACCGCGCCCGGGTCGTTGTGTGCCGGTGGCTGCTGATAGGCGCCGGGATGTGCTACGGCGCGGGGCTCATGGGCGCTAGCTGGCTCACGCTGGCGGGTGGCATCACCTGCTCCGCGGCATGGTGGGCCATCCCCGAGCGCACGACCCGGCCCGAGCGCCAGGAGATCAGGCGATGACCGCCTACGAGGCCATCGCCGAGTTCATCCAGAAGTGCTGGGACGAGGACAGGGCCACGCTGCAGGCCGCGGGGCCCGGCGAGATCGCCTGGCTGACCTACCTCTGCCCCGATGGTCAGATGGGCTATACAACTGTCGCGCACCGGCACCACGAAGAAGGCCCGTGGGTCGCGAACGGCAAGGAGCTGAAGGAGCCCGCCTCGTTCCGGGTGATCTTCAACCGGGGGCGGGAGCTGCACCGTCTCACGCAGAACCGGATGATCCTGCAAGAGCACCGCCCGGACCGCAGCGACCCCACGCGGTGCCGGGTCTGCACGTCGGCCGCCCAGGGCTTCCACACCCGGTTCCGGCACCCGTGCCGGACGGTGCGGCTGCTGGCTTCGGAGTACGACGACCGCCCCGGCTACCAGTACAGCCTGTGGGCTCCGGATTGACCGTTAGCAAGGAACCCTGTATTCTGGGCTGAGCAAGGAAACGGACCCCAACGGAGGCCCCAGTGACTAACCAGCCCCAGCCTGTGCCCCTCGCGGTGCAGCGCCGGCGTGCCGAGACCCGCAACGCGCTCAGGTCCATTCTCGGCCCGGCCATCGACGTCACCGAAGAGATGGTTGACGTCTTCATCGCCGAGGCTGACGCCGAGCGCGCCCTCGAAAGCCGGGTGAGCTGACGTGGCCAGAACCAGGCGGAAGATCCTAACCCAGCACCCGGCGACCTACAGCTCACCCGCGGCTCCGCACCCATTCGCGGTCGTGATGAACATCGATGCCACCGGCCCGGCTTTCGCCAAGGACCGAGAAGTGCTCGTCCGCTTCGACGCGGTCGCGCTCAGCCGCCTCCTCGGCGCGATCCCCGCCTCCCGGTTCGACGGTGCGACCGGCACCGAGGACTACGCGGCCTTCACCCGGCTGCTCCGCTGGCTCGCAAGGCAGCGGGGCTGACATGGCCCCCCTGCCTGTGGTCCGCCGCGACGGCGGCCGGGCCGCTGCCGGGTACAAGGGCGCGGCCAGCGACTGCGCGTGCCGGGCTATCGCCATCGCCACTGAGAGCGACTACCAGATGGTCTACGACATGATCATCCGGTTCGCGGCCAAGTACGAGCGGCCGTCGGCCCGCAAGCGCCCGTCCCACCCGCGGACCGGCGTCCACCGGGCGCTGATGATGAAGATCATGTCCACCAGGGGCTTCGGCTGGAACTGGCACCCCACCATGGGCATCGGGACCGGCTGCAAGGTGCACCTGGCCGAGGGCGAGCTGCCCAGCGGCCGGCTGATCACCAGTGTCTCCCGCCACTATGTCGCCGTGATCAACGGCATCGTGTTCGACAGCCACGACCCGACCCGCGGCGGCACCCGCTGCGTCTACGGCTACTGGACCAGGGATTAGCCGTGGCGAGATACAAGCCTGTCGGGGACCAGCTCCTGAAGCGGCTGCGCGCCGACGGCATCGTGCCGTTCGGCCACCGCGCCACCATCGACCGCCTCCACCCGAACCAGCGGGACCGCTACGCGGGAGCCTGGATGTGGTCAGCCGCCTGGCAGCAGGGCGGCACCGGATACACCGCGGGATCGCGGTCGTCTATGAAGGCCTGCCTGGAGGCATCGCTGCTGGTGCTCGACCGCGAGCCGGGTGGCGTCATCCACGTCACGCCGAAAAACCTCACCCCAGGCGGCCCGCCACCTCCTCCCGCGAAGCAGCCTTGCCCGGTGTGCGGGCGCACCACGATCATCCGCGCTGACGGGCGGCTCCGGATGCACCGCCTGGCCCCCGGCAGCCGCACGCAGTGCCCAGGTGGCCAGCACACCCCGGGAGAGGCCGCCGGCCTCTCCCTGGAGCGGCACGAACTGTCTGTGCTGATCGACCGGTGGACGCTGCTGCCGGACAGCGTGATGGATGCCGTTGACCGCTACGTGCGTCACGAGCAACAAGAGAGGCAACGATGACCGAACCCAGGGCGATGGCTTCCCCCTCAGCCAGCGGCAAGCGCATCCTGCTCGGCGAGGGCGTCCTGGAGGTCGCCCGCGAAGAGCGCGGCACAGGCCGCTGGGGGAGCGTGATGCTCAACGTGCCTGGCAACACCTGCGCGTCCTACCCGGGCGCTCCTGAGGGCACCTGGGGCGCCCTGCGGGCAATCGTTCAGCGCATCCCTGCTGGCATTGTCCTGCGTACCCCCTGGCGAGCTGGCGAGGAGGTTGCGCTCGGCTCCGGCTACCTGTTCACCACCGAGTTCGGCGGCTTCCCCGCGGTTGGCGTGCGTCCGCACAATGCGACTCATGCTCCCTGGCTGCATCAGCCCAGGGTCGAGAGCCTGCTGCATATGCAGGTGGCGCTGGTGTTCGACCCGGACCCGGTGAAGGCGACTCTGCGCCTGGACGAAGAGGCAGAGCCGGCCGTCCTGCCCCCGGATCACCCGGCAAGGTTCGCGACGCAGCCGGCCAGGGCCACATCCGAGCAACTCGGCGCATTCTGGGCGGAGTACTACGGCCGGCTGAGCCAGGAGGAACGCGACGCCATCGTGATCGCCCGCGGTGCGCTGACCCGGATCGCGGTAGAAGACCGCCATGGATGAGATCCAGCAGGCCGTACTGAGGGGCATCGCTACCCAGCAGGGCACGGCTACTCCCCAGGGAGTCGCCCACCACCTGAACACCAGTGGCGACGGCAGCATCTACCCGCCGACTACCCACTACTCCTGGCAGGGCGTGGCCCGCGTGGCCGGCGAACTGGCCCGGAAGGGCCTGGTCAAGCGCCATTCCCTGCCCAAAATGACCTGGTACGAGATCACTTCAGCCGGCCGCGAGGAGCTGGACGGCCATGGCTGACCCAGCAGCCGTCATCCCCTGGCTCGATGACAGCGGCGAGGTGATCATCAACGGCCGCCACTACGTGATTGCGATCAACGAGTTCGACTGCACCGCCGTCAAGCACTACCACTACGACAGGCACGCCGACGGCAGCCTCGGCAACGAGCGCCACCACCACCACTCCAGCCGGTGCGCCGACATCCCCCGCCAGGCGACGCTGTACCCGCTGGACGCTGACGAGCGGCACGAGCACGAGTTCGGGCCCGGCGAGCAGCAGCCCCACACATGCACGTGCGGCGCCTGGCGCGAGCGGGCCGCGGTACGGGACGGCTCCAGCCGCAACGACGGCCGGATGTTCGCCTACCACATGCCGCCCGACCAGGATCACCCGCAGGGCTGGAGCTACAAGCGGCGGCTCCGGGAGGACGAGTAATGATCATCAGCAGCACGCTCATTCCCCGCTGCTTCGAGTGCGGGGAAAAGATGTGGCAGTGGAAGTTCCTCACCGTCGGGGGCCTCCCCATCCACTGGCGCCACCTGATCGGCTTCCGCCCGTTCGAGGAGTCACGATGACCGCAACCACGTTCCGTAGCGTGCTCGCCGAGCGCGAGTACCGGGCGGTGTGGGCCGCGCAGCTCGTGAGCATCGCCGGGGACCAGTTCGCCCGGATCGCCGTGAGCGTCCTGGTCTACCAGCGGACCCGCTCGCCCCTGCTGGCCGCTGCCGCGTTTGCCGCGACGGTCCTGGCGTCGTTCGCGGGCGGCCTGCTGCTCGGCTGGGTGGCCGACCGTTACCCGAAGCGGGCGGTCATGGTCACCTCTGACGTGGCCTGCACGGGGATCGTGCTGATCATGGCCATCCCTGGGGTGCCGCTGTGGGCGCTGCTGGCCCTGCTCGGCGTGGTGTCGCTGGCGTTCCAGCCGTTCCTCGCCGCGCGGATGGCAACCAACCGGGAGATCCTCGGCAAGGACCGCTTCCAGGCCGGCGTCGCCATCACGACCAGCACCTACCAGGTGGGGCAGCTCATCGGCTACAGCCTCGGCGGCGTGATCACCGCGGTGGCCGGGGTGCACGTAGCGCTGCTGATCGACGCGGCCTCGTTCGCCACCTCGGCGGTGCTGATCCGTGCCTGGGTGCGCCCCCGGCCGCCAGAAGAGCCGGCCGCCCGGCTGGAGCGGCCGGGGCTGTGGGATGGCGTGCGGCAGGTGTTCTCCTCCCCCGTGGCCCGGACCGCGCTGGCGCTGATGTGCATGGCCGCGTTCTTCGTCGTCCCGGAGGGGGTGTCGGTGCCGCTGGCCCACCAGCTCGGCGGCGGTGCTGCCACGGCCGGGCTGCTGCTGGCCGCGATGACCGCTGGCGCCGCGGCGGGGCTGCTCGGCTGGACGCGGCTTGTCCCACCGGGCACGCTGAGTCAGTTCGCCGCGCTGCTGGCGCTGACCGCCTGCGCCATGCTGGTCCCGTTTGCCTTCTCGCCGCCGCTGGGCCCGGCACTGGCCCTGCTCGCGGCCTCGGGCATCTACGCGGGGTACATCCCGTCGGTGGCCAGCTCTCTGTTCGGCGCGGTTCCCGCCGAGCACCGGGGCAAGGTGTCCGGGGTGGTCGGCGCGGGCATGGATCTCGGCCAGGGCGTCATGATCCTGGTGGCGGGCGCGGTAGCTCAGCGGCTCAGCGCTTCGGTGACGATCGCGATCATCGGCGCGGCCGGGACGGTCGTGGCGGTGCCGCTCGCCCTGGCATGGAGGAGAGTCAGCTCTCTTGCTCATTAGCAAGAAACCCTGTAATGTTCCTCTTGTAAGGAACCGACGACAGGGAGGCCGAGATGCGCCCGTGCACCAACGGTGACGAGACCGACGCCTTTGACTCCGGCCGCACCAAGCTCAAGTGGAACCACGGCGACCGCAAGAAGATCAAGCGCCGCGCGAACCGCCGCGAGCGCCACAGCACCCGCCAGGCCCTCCGCTCCGGCCGGGAGGCCTGACCGATGACTACCCTCTTCCAGCACCTGGCCCGGATGACCCCCACCAGCCTCTACCCCGCCTCGCACTCCGCCGAGCGCGTCTACTGGGCGATCAGCCAGCTCCAGGACCCCCACGCCGAGGTGCTCCGCTGGGCCTCGAACGACAGTTGCCCGATGGACGACATGCTTGCCGCCTGGGTCACCATCGGCGAGATCACCATCGAGCAGGCCATGGCCACCTCCGACGCCCGCGCCGGGGAGACCCAGGCCTTCCTGGCCGCCTACCGCGCGAATCCGCCGCAGCCAGACGCCGAGCAGCTCGCCGAGATGCGCAACGCCTTCGGGCCTGGCGCCATCGTCGTCAACGCCGTCACCGGCCAGAGCTGGAGGGTCTGACATGGAGCAGCTCGCATTGTTCGAGGCTGACCGTCCCGTCTCCATGGAGGAGCTGCGGGCGCTGTGGGCCAAGCTGGAAACGCGCGGCGAGCTGTGGAACGGCATGACCGGTCACTACCTGGCCGAGAAGTACGGCGCCCGCCTGTATCGGGTGCGGGGCATCGGCTGGTTCGTCCGCCCAGAGAATCAGGTGGCCTGACATGGCCCAGCGCCAGAGGTACACCCCCCTGCAGCTCCGCATCCTCAAGATGCTCACCGAGCGCGGCCCGATGAGCTGCGCCCAGATGGGCGTCTCCGCCAGGGCGCTGTGGTGGCTGCGCAGCCACGGCTTCGTCAAGGCCGCGGGGAACGCCAGCGGCCTGTGGGAGGTTACTGACGCTGGCCGCGAGATCTCCCCCAAGCCCGCCACCTGGCCCGAAGGCTTGGAGGAGGGCGGCTACCACGACATCTCGTGCCGGTGCAGCCGCCATTGCCGCAACTGCTTCGAGGACCTGGACAAGGTCCGGGCCCTGCAGATCCAGATGATCGAGGACCAGCGCCCCGGCGCCCCCGCCGAGCCGCTGAGCAAGCGTGCCGGGTACTGCTGTGGCTGGTGCCAGGGCCGGGCCCAGCGCGACCGCCAGCTCGACCGGCACCTGGCCCAGCAAGTTCCCGGCAGCCGCCCGGAAGGGCAGAGAGCCTCCCCGTGAGGCTGGAAGGATGACCGTGATGAAGGAGCCCACCTCCCGCGAGCTGGCAGAGAAGATCACCGCGGGCATCCACGAGGCTGTCGTGCTCCGGATGCCCGAGGGCGCCAGCCTCACCCAGATCCACGCCCACCTGATCGCCAGCAACCTGATGGTGTCCCGCGACACGGTCGTCTTCTGGGTCCGGTCTCTCCACGACTCCGGGAAGCTCGCCTACTCTGTCCACCATTTCTGGGTGCTCGGGCCGAACGCCTCGATCCTGCGGTGGGACAAGCCCCCGCCCGAGCTGCCCTACGAGCAGTGGGCCGCCTACCAGGCCGACAGCACGCCTCCCGGCACCTACCAGCCGAACATGAGCCCGGAGTGGATGGGCCGCTGGAAGGCGAAGATGGCCGGCCAGCGCTCGAAGAACCTCAGCGAGCTGCAGGTGGTGATCCGCAAGACCGCTGGCGGCGTCCAGGTCAAGATCATCGTCTTCCACAGCGGCGAGATGTCGATGAGCATGAACGGCACCGCACAGTTCTACGAAACGGAGGTCGCCGAGCTGCCCCTCGTGGTCGATGAGGCCCGCCAGGCGATGAGGTTGTATGTCCGCCACCACCCTGTCAAGGAAACGGCATAGATGAACCGCAAGCCCAAGCCGGTACTTCCCCCCACCCGCCACCGGAAGCGCTGGCTCGCGGTGCTGCTCTCCGGCGCGTCCAACATCGGCATCATCACGCCCTGGCTCATCGCTGGCGGCCCGGCCGGGGACGTCCACGTGATGTTCAGCCAGATGCAGAAGATCGGCTGGCTCATCACCCACACCGAGCCCGACCCCGGCCTCCAGCCGCCGCGGAAGTTCTTCGGCCTGACTCCCGAGGGACGCAGCGAGGTCATGAAGCTGCTGCACCTCGAAGAGGGCTAAACCATCTCCGTGACCCTCGGCCGCAGCGGCAGCGGTGGCATGATCAGCTCGATCGCCCGCCCGGCGATCTTGTCCGGAACCCGCGCCAGGCGGCTGCCTTCCTCGGTGTGCACGGTCCCCAGGCTGTCGAGGAGGACCATGTCCACCGAACCCTGCTCCGGCATGCGGTAGCCCCGCTTGTTGTCCTTGTGCACGGCCGCCAGGACATCCCGGGGCGGTATCCGGTGTTCCAGGGTCATCGGTGCGCCCACCTTGGCCAGGATCAGCCGGTGGGCATGCTCGCCGGAGGCGGCGAGGTACCCCATCTCCGCGGAGATGCGGGCAGCGGCGAGCATGCCCAGCGCGACCGCCAGGCCGTGAGGAATCCCGCCCGGGGCGAGCAGCTCGATCGCATGGCCGATCGTGTGCCCGTACTCCAGGGCGAGGCCTGGCCCGGTTTCCCGGGGGTCCTGGCGCATCACCTTCTGCTTGGCGGTGATGCACAGCGAGATGAAGTCCGACAGCTCCCAGATGCTGTAGTCCACCTCCGGCCGCAGCCGGGCCATGGCCCACTTCATCCGCTCCGGCTCGATCGCCAGGACGTTCTTGGCCATCTCGCACAGAGCTGAACGGATCTCGTCGTCCGGCAGCGTCTTGAGGAAGTTCAGGTCCGCCCAGATGAACTCGGGTGCGTGGAACGCGCCGAGGTGGTTCTTGCCCTCGGGAGAGTTGACCGCCTGCTTGAGGCTGAGCACCGAGTCGGACATGGCCAGCAGGGTGGTGGGGATGTGGACGAGCCGGGCGCCGCGCAGGAACAGGTGGGCCAGCAGCCCGGCGACGTTGCCGACAAGGCCGCCGCCGAGCGCGACCACGACCGACCGCCTGGTGCACCCGTCCCGGAGCGCTGCCCCGGCCAGCTCACCGACCGCTTCGAGGGTCTTCGCCTGCTCCCTGGTGGTGATCGAGTAGACGCCTGTGGGCGCGTGCAGGGTGAGGATCTCGTAGACCCTGGCCGTGTGCTTCGGGGGGAGCTTGCGGTCAACCACCAGGATGAACCGGTCGGCGTCCAGGCGCCGCAGGAGCCCGCAGAGGGTGCGGCTGTCGTTGCGGGCCCGCAGGTGGTAGCTGAACGCATGCGTCCCGAACTCGATGTGCTGGTCGAACTCGGCGGTGAGCTGAACGGTGGTCATCGGGCGCCTCTTCCCGGTAGCTGGCAACTCCTGCCGAGCATGCGCCCGTGACCTTGCGGACAACCTTGCAGTTTTGTTGATGCCCAGGCCAGGCCCGGGAAAGGCCAGGGCCCCAGCCATATGCCGGCCGGGGCCCTGATGATCGAGAGCGGCTCTTAGCTGCTGTCCTCCGTCTCGCACTCGGCACGCAGCCGGGCACCTGAGCAGAGGGCCGTGAACTGAGCCCTGGAAACTGTTCTGCCCCGGCGATCTTGTGGCCTGATGAGCATTCTGAGCACAGGCTGGGTGCAGATCGCCGGCCTCCCCTCCGAGATGAGGTAGCGTTCCGCGGTCAGGTCGGGTGGCATTGGCGCCTCCTGATCCACCTGGGGGACCACTCCCCACTGGCATGCTCAGCCGGAGACCGGCCTAAACCAGGACCAACCGGGGGTTACTCTGCGCAAGCGCCCGCCGGCAGCGCCTCGTGGTGGAAGTACCGCCAGAAGATTCGCCCGGCCCCCTCGGGCTCGGACACCGCGCTCGTCAGGTCGGCGGTGGCGATCATGATCCCCGGCTGCAGGCTCCAGGCGACCACCCCGATGCCCCACTGGTGCAGGCACCGCAGGTAGTTCCCCATGGTCTCGGTCGAGCGGGACCAGTCGTAGCCGCCCCGGTAGTTGGTCATCTCGCCGTTGACCACCGGGACCCCCGCTTCGGCGAGGTAGCCGAACTGGTGCCACCAGACGCGCTCGGTGGGTGCGCACTTGTTCGGCCATGGGCAGCCGGGCTTGTGAAAGGAATACACCAGGCCCTGGCACCACGCCACCCGCTGCTGGCAGGGGACCAGCGGAACGCCGCCGAGCTGGCTGCCCCAGGCCTTGCCCTCCAGCCAGAGCTGGTTCTGCGAGCCGATCGAGCGGACGTAACGGGCCAGCGGCCACATCTTCGCCTGCCACACCGCCCAGCCGCAGACCTTGGTCTGGTTCCCCTGGTTGTGCGGCTCGCAGCGGGGTTCGTTGAACAGGTCGAAGACGACCCGCGGATTGTGCCCGTAGCTCCGGGTGAAGTGGCGCCAGAAGCTGTAGGTCGCCGCGGTCGGGCCCTGCTCGTTCTCGGGGAAGCCGGTGGCGGGCTCGGTCTGCGCGTTCACGATCACGGCCAGGTGGCGGTGCAGCGCGTAGCCGATGATGTGCTGGACCGAGTGGTAGTAGCCCGGCGACCACAGGTTGCCCTTCGGGCCGACCAGCTTGTCCTGGAGGATCTGCAGCCGGATCGCGTTGCCGTGCCAGCTCTTCCACCGGGGGTGCCCTGGCGTGCTGACCGCGCGGATCTGCGACTCGGCGGACCGGGTGAACAGCAGCCAGTTCTCCAGGGAGGACAAGGCGATGGCCCGGATGCCGCCCGGCCGGGGATAGCGGGAGCAGTCGGCGACGGGGCAGATGCGGAAGCCCGCCGCGGGCGCTGTCACCGCGGGTGGAGCGAGCCTGGCAGCGGGGGAGCGGAGCACGAACGGCGTGACCGCGAAGGCGGCCAGCGCGAAGGCGACGGTGAGCCAGGCCCATCCCCCGAACTGGCCTTTGCGGCGATGGCGGACGCGCGGCAGTGGCGCAGTGATGTCAGTCATGTTCCCCGCTTGAACTGGCCGAGATACGGTCACCAAATACCTTAGTAAGGAACCCTGCATTAAGTGACCGGGACCGCCCGCCTGGTGTCCGCCCCACGGAAGAAGTGGGAGGCGAGCATGGCTGACGACCTGTATCCGGTGGCGCAAAAGGGCGTAGGCGTCCGTATTGCGCATGATCCGGGCGATCCTCTCATTACCTCCCATTGCCCATTTTGCGGGTCGGGACAGGTCGTAGGGCGCAGCGATGGAACAATTAGCTGCGATTTCTGTGGGCAGGTCTATATTGTCCGGGTTCAGCCCGCGTTCCCCGGCATGCCCCAGGCACCGATGGGCCCCGGCGCCCCCTCAGACATCGGCCCCGACGGCGGCGTGCTGCCCCCCGACGCGATGGGCCCCGACGGCCTGCCCATGGGCGGCGCGGAGATGGGCCCAGACGGCGAGCCCCTGGACGACGAGGGCTTCCCGCCCGATGAGATGGACGACGAGGAGGGCGGGCCGCCCGAGGACCTCTCAGGGCCTCCTGGAGCCGCGGACGACGAGGATGCAGACGACGAGCCGCCCCCGCCCAAGAAGAAGGACAAGGGCAAGTCCAAGAAGGGCTCCCTCACCACCTACCACGGCCTCAACGGCGAGGTGCTGACCGAGAGCCAGTTCATCAGGCACCTGGCCGCAACCTTGTCCGGTGGCCACCCGGCCGTGATGGCCCAGCTCCGTGCCGAGGCAGAGGTCGGCCCGCACGCTCACTACCCGAGCGGCCCAGAGCCGGGAGCCGGCCACTACTGCCAGCGCTGCGGCCAGGGCATCGAGCAGTCCCCCGCGGGCCACTGGGTTCCCCGCCTGAGCAAGGTGCCTCTCGACCCATCCGGGTACGCGCCGGTGTCTCCCGCGGACCGCAAGCCACGGGCTACGCCGGCACCGCAGCTCCCCCTGGCGCCGATGCACAACCCCCGGAGAACAGCCGCGTTCCACCAGGACGCCCGCGGCCATGGCTCCGGCGCCAGCAACCCCGACCAGTGGCCGACCCAGGGCGAGGTCGTGCATCACGTCCTCCAGCGGCACCCCGAGATCCACGACGCCTTCACCCCCGAGGCCGCTGACGCCGCGCACCGGTCGATCCACGAGCACGTCCCCGAGTACCTCGACCACGCCCACCACGACCAGGCGGCCGTGGCCTGATGCGCGTCGTCTACAGCCCCGGGGCCGCGCAGCGCGAGCAGGCGCACATCGCCAGCCTCTCGCGCGGCTTCGCGTTCGGCTCCCGCGGCCTGCGCGACGAGCAGATGACCGACGAGGTCCGCGAGGCGCGCAAGAACAGGCGGATCAACGCCCGCACCTCGATGCTCGGCCGGCGCACCGCGGCCTACGGCGCCGGCTCGGCTGGCGGGGCCGGCGGCTCGGACATCCAGTTCGCGACCGGACGCCCCCGCGATCCGCTGTTCTACTGGCGGCAGAACAACCTTCCCTATGACTTTTCCCAGAACGAGGAGCTGGCGAAGGTCCGGGCATTCTGCCGCCTGCTGTACCAGACCGATCCTATCGTCGGGTCCTGCGTCGATATCTTTTCGAAGTTCCCGGTGGTCGGCGCGCATCTGCAGTGCAAAGATTCCCGGCTGGAGGAGTTCTACGGCGGTCTGTTCTTCGATGA